GTTATTAAGCAGGGGTGGGGGAAGGGGTGGCAGGCCACGACGGTTACGGTTCTCATTCATCTTTCTCCTCCTATTATCTGCGATTTTTCTGTTGTACTCCCGTTCGGCATTGGAGAAAATGCGGCCTATATTGCGGTTTCCGAAGAGACCTCCACTGTAGCCTATGGCCGACCTGAACCGCCGTAGCTTTTCCTTGGCCGTGACGGGATTATTACGCGCATCATACTCTATTTCTTGTATACGCTGCTCGACAAGGTCAAACACGCGATCCTTCCCTGGAAGGTTCGGGGCATTCTTCAAAAATTTAAGAATAGTTTTAATCCCACTTGTTCCGTAACGGCTGTTGCGGCTCAGCAAGCTCTCAACCTTGGGTCCTAGGGCCTGGTCAATCTCCTCCTTCTTTGACGGGTACTTGCGACGCAGGCTCACAAGGGTTTCTAGGGACATATTATCCAGGCTTTTATTTCTAACATTCTTTTCCCAATTCTGATTTGTTTTCCCGCCAAAGGCCACTGGCACTCCAGCGCCCACCGGTCCCCCGTTGGGCCGCGATGCAGCTGCAGCCGCCCCCGAAGAGTTCCCCGATGCCTGAGCCTCTATTGCTTTTGCGAAATCATTGGAAATTTTCTCAAAGTTTTGCGGTGACTTGGCGGTGCGCAGGCGTAGCTTGATTGCGGAAATCCACACTGGCCGCACTCCCTTATTTTCAAGCTCTTTCAGACCCGCCAGTATACTAGCTTTCGTGCGGGCATGTGAAATCATATTTAACGCGGTTCGGAAGGACCCCATTATACTAATGCTAGGCAAGTTTTTTATTGATGAGCCACTGGGTCTGGACCAGTTCGTGCGGGCACCACTCGACGAAAGTACGTGGGATGCACGGGTGGCCACGTCAAAGGGCACACCTGCTGATAAAAATTTTTTGAGAAGGGATTCTGACTGGCTATTATAACGCGAGTTGTTCACTGAGACACGGGGAGTTTTTAAAAGAATATATTTTTGTAAATTTTTGAAAACATTAGGTGGTAGGGCAGATGAGAGGGCGCTCATGTCGTGTTGCGTGTACCTCTCTGGGAAGGGTGTAACCCGTGCGAACCGTCTGTTTTCTATTTTACCTATTAGCGCTGAGGCTTTTGCCGCACCAAACTTGTCTATAAGAGATTGGACAAGCTTGGGCGTGACGCGTCCATAACGCTCGCTCCAGATAGGCACTCTAGCCGAGGTCTGGCCAAGTATAGATAGCGCTGGTAAGTGGCCAAGGGCCTCATGTATTGTTCCATATACTTTTGCGACGAGTCCTGTAACTGCGCAAGCAGCACGACTCGTTCGTGAAGGACCAGTGGCCGCAGCCTCCAGGGTGGCTGCGGCACCAGCCTCTTGTGCCTGCGGTGTCGCAGGAGAACCCTTGGAAAGTAAAAGTTTTAGAGATGCGGCCATTTTACCTCGAATTCTCCTCAAAAGATTTGTATAATTTGTTTTTGGAAGAACAGTGCCGGCCGCTGCGGCGGCCGCGGCCTGCGTGGCAGGCGGGGCGTTCAGAACCTCCTTTGTGACCTGACTACCCGTGAGATTTTTGAACTTCTGAGCCAAAAGTTTAACTAGGCCTCTATCGTCAGCCATCCTACTAGGGTCAGGGAAAAAAGGTTTTGTGCCCAAGGTTGTTCCAGAGGCTAATGAAGTCTCTCAAAAACACACTCGACCATGGCTCTCCAAGGTCGCCTTCTCAAGCACCAACGCGAGGGCGTCAAGTGGCTCCTGGCGCGTGAGCGCGCAAACGACTACCCAGGCGGGTTTCTCTGTGACGAGATGGGCCTGGGAAAGACCGTCCAACTCGTGGCAACTATGATAGCCAACCCGGTTCCTCGGACTCTCATTATCGTACCAAAGTCTATCGTAACACAGTGGCAGTCTGAGATAGCAAAGTTTGCCCCGCACCTGACGGTTCACTTGTTCGATGGCCCAAATCGCCACGTGGATCTAACGGCTCAAGTGACTATCGCCCCTTACTCTGTCCTGGCTCAGCGCAAGGGCGGCCCGATATGCCCTCTGATATCGGTAGAGTGGAATCGAATTATCCTAGACGAGGGCCACGAGATTCGGAACCAAAAGGCCAAGTCGACTGTGGCGGCCCGTGTCCTGCCAGCCCGTATCCGCTGGGTCGTTACAGGCACGCCCATCTTCAACTCTATACGAGATTTCGTGACTCTGGGTGCATTCGTGGGCATTCCCAAGAGTCACATTCAGTGCTACACAAATGATATTCGGGAAAAGTACCTATTGCGCCGTACAAAGCAAGACTGCGAGCGCTTCACTCTTCCGCCGTGCGACATCGAAACGGTAGAACTCCCGATGAATACCGAGGAGGCTCAACTGTACCGCGAGGTCTACAGAAGAAGCCAAGAGACGGTCGAAGAGATTTTCGCGGAAGGAAACGCGAATATTCACCAGATGGAGCTGATTGAGTGCCTCTTGCGAGTCAGGCAGGTTATGGCCTGGCCTCAGCTCTACTTGGATGGTATGGCTATCAAAGAGAGCAGCGACCCTGTGGCTTGGACTGGCGGCTCGGTCAAGATTGAGACCCTGATGCGGATGATTTCCGAGCATCCTGAAGAAAAAACTCTGGTTTTCGGCCAGTTTATGGGAGAGATGGATGAGATCCACGAGCGGTTACACAAGGCAGGCGTCCCGGTCTACAGAATAGACGGTTCTATCGACACGGCCAAGCGGGCCGAGCGTATCGCTCAGTTCCAAACAAGCGAGGCAAGACCCGCGCCCGTGTTCCTTATTCAGATAAAGGCGGGCGGTGTTGGTCTGAACCTGCAGTCGGCCACAAGGGTCTACATCACCTGCCCAGCCTGGAATCCTGCGACCGAGCTTCAGGCCATCTGCCGAGCGCACCGCAACGGGCAGACTGGAAAGGTATGGGTCAAAAAACTCATCTACGCGGAGGTTGAAGGTTTGCCGAGTATAGAGCAGTCGATCATCGATCTCCAGGGGCACAAGTCGGCGGTTTGCGCAGACGTCCTCAAGGACGAGCGCCTCAGGCTACAACTGCCCACCACGCTCAAGGGTGGAGTCACCGCCAGGGCGGTCCGCAAGATTTTTAGTGTGTAATTGTAATGAGGATTATAGTCATATCTCTTGTCCTTCTCCTAGTATATTTTACACTCATGAGCAAGTCGGGCTATGTTGTTTCATATCCACCCGAGGACATGAGTGACCGCTTCCGATGGGCTGGTGATGCCGCGTCAGTTCTGAACCATCCTTGGGCCCCTAATTAAAGTTGGTATAAAGTAAATGAAGACATCGCCAGGGACCACAAGGCGAAATGCAGCCTTGATAAAGGCCCGTAATAATATGATTGCCCGGGCCATGCGGCGTCTTGCGAATAACAACTCCATGATGTCCGCTAAAAATAAAAACAAATTAAAAAAATTGTTTAGTCCAAAGAAAAAGTCACCAGTGAAAAAGTCCCTAATGGACAGACTATTCAGAAAATAATGTGCATAAGTAATAAATGTCGCACACTCAGGCAGTAGGATCCCGCGCTCAGGTCATGAATGGTACGGCTCATCACACGGCGGGTGGTCTCGTGAAGAAGGACCTCAAGCGCAATCCCAAGACGGGCGAGATTGTGAGCAAGGACAAGGCCAAGGGCGCCAAGGCCAATCCATGGATAAAGGCGGTCATGAAGGCGAAGAAGGAGCTGGGCATCGCCAAGGGAGAGATGGCCTTCCCCAAGAAGGGCTCAGAGCTTTACAAGACGGCCAAGGCTATGATGTAACTCAGTCATCATCCAAAAGCACTCTCCGACTAACAACAGCAGGCGGCGAACCCATCTCGCTCTCTGTACCAAATACCTGCGCGCCTCCCTCATTCCAGATGCGCACTTGATTAGCACGGCATGTTAGGCCGTAAATATCCTGAAAAAAATAAGATCCAGAAATTTCCATAATACATGAAACATCCGCCCCTTTCATGCGTTCTGGCCCGTCAGCCAAAAGGACCCCATCAGGGCCGAAAAACAACGTTGAATCGTCCGCCTTCAGGCGCAACTGACCATCTTTCAGGTTTGATCGATAGGGAACATCAGTGCATAGCTTCTGTTCAAGAGACCTGAACCACTCGATAAAGGCGCCATCACAAATACTCACCTGAAAGGACTTGTACTCGGGGTTGTATCCCCATTGGCAAATTGCGCGGGGCAGTTGGAACTTTAAAGGACCCCCGCCCAATCCAAACTTTGGCCGCCCACGACCAGTTTCCACTTCCAAGTACTCCATGTTCACCTCATTCCACTTAGGCATCTTTATATTTATTTTGTTTGCTGGTTTTAAGTATGCTAGCAGGGGCCAACAACAAGTTTAATGCCAGAAACACTCTACTTCACGGGGGGAACGCGTGGAAGACGGTTTGTACATGGGCCCGCGTGCCGAATAGTTCCATAAGTTCTTTTGAGAAAAAGATTGCGGGGTATCGCAAGGCGTATCGGGAGGCCAAGTCGCGGGCAGGGCAGAACGCGTTAGTGGTGCTTTTCAACAAGGACTTTATGGAATGGTACGCACCACACAAGGCTCATTGTGAAAAAGTAAGAAAAGAATTAAATAACTTGATGACGGCGCGCCGCGCCGCGCGCTCAACTGGACGGCCCTCCGCGGGTCGCCCTCCCCGCGCCCCTCGCGCGAGTCCGCGCAACAGTGCCAGGAATGTCCTAGAGGCCAAGAAGGCTCATGCTATACAAATCCGTAATCAGTACGCCAAGATGGTCAACCACTACAACTCTGAAATCAAAAAGTTGTCCCAGAGAAATTAATCATTCTCGCAAGACCCGAACCCTTTAAAAGAACCTTGAGTTCTGTATGAAAATAATCATTCGCATCGGGAATAAAACAGTACTTTCCCGCGGAGGTTGTAATCTCTACAGTGTGAGACTTGCGTTCCTGATTGAAAATCCAAGCCCATCTATCTACATAGTCCAGATCTATCGGCCGCCTGATGACGTGGCATCCCGGGATCCGAAGTATGTGCAGAGACTTGGTCTCCAAGTTGTAAATCAGACCATCATGAGATTTCAGCAAGTACCAGAGACGCCATGCGCGGCTCTCGTCGAGCTTTCGAGGCTTGAAGCCGAAAGCTCGACGAAGGTCAATATCCCCCGACATGTCTATGATCTTTAGAACAAGATCATTCGGAAGATTCTTCCAGCACCTGTCCATTTTTTATTTATAATTCTTTTGTTTATATACTGTGTCTTGGAATCACCTCTCCCCGACTGTTCACTGTCCAGTTTGCCCCATAAGCATTAGGATTAGTCTTGTGATTGATATTAGTTATCTTATTGGTAGTCACAGGACGGCCATTCTTATTAATTCCATTCACGGCGGTTCCGTTAGGGGTTTTACCATGGCTATTAATGGGTAGTCCAGTCGCCGTCTTTTTTCCACGGATTTTATTGAAAAAAGCACGAGTTCTCTTGAAATTCATTTACTACTTACTAATATTTTAACCAGAACGCACCCCCGTGTTCAGGCTCAGCCTGAACGCACCCCCGTGTTCAGGCTCAGCCTGAACACATCACACAACTCTCTGGATTTTCACGCGAACACGCAAGGGCCGCCACTTGCATGGCCGGATCTATAGTAAACTTAATGGGCTGGGCCTTGGATCGGGTCCGCAGGTAGTACATTCCCGTCTTGAGCCCTTTCTTCCACCCGTACATATGCATAGAACTGAGTTTGGCCGTGGTGGGGCTCTCCATGAAGATGTTCAGAGACTGTGACTGGTCTATGAAGGCCCCGCGGTCAGCCGCCATATCCAAAATACTCTTCTGAGAAATCTCCCAAGATGTTCTGTAAATCTCTTTGAGGCGAGCCGGAAGGCCCGGGAGGTCCTGAACCGAACCGTTGGCCGCGATAATCTGATCCTTGACTCCCTTCGTCCATACGCCGAGTTTCTGCAGGTCACGGACCAAGTGTTTGTTGATCATCACAAACTCTCCCGCCAAAGTCCGCCTGAGATACAGGTTGGTTGTGTAAGGCTCAAATGCTTCGTTGTTCCCTAGAATTTGGGCGGTAGAGGCGGTTGGCATAGGTGCGACCAAAAGTGAGTTTCGGAGGCCACAGACTTCAATCTTGTCTTTGAGGGCATTCCAGTTGTACATGCTCGGTTCGGCCCCCCACATGTCCAACTGTAGGATTCCTTGCGAGGCGGGAGAACCTTCATAGGTTTCGTATGGGCCCTCCTCCTTGGCCAATTCGCACGACTCTGTCAGGGCCGCGTGATAGATTATCTCGAATATAGCCTTGTTCAACTGCCGAGCGTGCGGTTCATCAAAGGTTAGACCAAGCATCATATAGACGTCGGCCAGGCCCTGCACGCCTATGGCAATAGGACGGTGACGGAGGTTAGACTTGCGAGCAGCCTCTGTTGGGTAGTAGTTCCGATCTATAACTCGGTTCAGGTTCCGAGTAATCACACGGGTCACTTCATGGAGCTTATTGTAGTCGTAATCACCGGAACTCTTAACAAAAGCGGGCAAGGAGATGCTGGCCAGATTACATACAGCCGTCTCATCAGGCCCAGAAACTTCCATAATTTCTGTGCACAAATTGCTGGATTTAATTGTGCCTATGTTCTTCTGGTTTGACTTGGCGTTCACAGAGTCCTTGTAGCACATGTAAGGCGTCCCTGTCTCAATCTGGGACCTGAGAATGGCGTCCCATATCTGGCGCGCCTTGAGAACCTTGCGGAACTTTCCCTGTAAGACATACTTGGCGTACAACTCTTCGAACTCTGCCCCATAGACATCCTGAAGACCTGGGCACTCGTGAGGGCACATGAGCCACCAGTCTTGGTCCTTTTCTACTGAATTCATAAACGGATCAGAGATCCACAAGGCCGTGAAGAGATCACGGCACCTTGACTCCTCGTCACCCTGGTTCAGCCGAAGATCCAGAAACTCTAGAATATCTGCGTGCCAAGGCTCCAGGTAGACGGCGAACGAACCCTTGCGCTTCCCTCCTCCTTGGTTCACATACCGAGCAGTGTTGTTGAATACTCGGAGCATCGGAATGAGACCATCGGCCACTCCATTAGTCCCCTTGATGGGAGTACCACGCGCCCGTACATTCGAGCAATGGATGCCTATCCCGCCTGACCACTTGGAGATCTGGGCGCACTCTTTGAGAGTGTCGTAGATTCCCTCAATCGAGTCATCCTTCATAGCCACCAGGAAACACGAGCTCATCTGGGGCCTCTGGGTCCCAGCATTGAAAAGGGTCGGGGTGGCGTGAGTAAAATACTTGGCCGACATGAGTTTGTAAGACTCTTTGACCCTCTCAAAGTCCCCTCCATGAATACCTAGAGCAACCCGCATAAGCATGTACTGTGGGGTTTCTCCTGGAAGAAGATAGCTCCTCTGAAGAGTCTTGAGTCCGAAAAACCCGTAAGAGTAATCATTATCATGATTGATCACACTGTCTAGATTTAGAGTAATATTCTTCATAAACTCGGTGCTCACAAGACCCTTGGCGTGAAGAGCCAGCGCGCAATCTGAAAAGCACTTGGGGCTTGTCTTGTGCATGTTGGAGACGGTCAGGCGAGTCGCTAAGGTTTCATAGTCTGGATTCTCAGTCATCAAATCAATGGCAACATCGGCACTCAGCGCATCAATCTCACTCGTGTGAATTCCATCATACATGTTTGAAAAAACCTTTTGGGCGACCCGATCAGGGGCTACATCCAGTCCTTGGCACAACTTTCGGATCCGCGAAGTGACCTTGTCAAAGAGCATCTCTTCCACAGAACCATCACGCTTGAAGACTTTCATTTGCATTACAAGTTGTCTATTTTTTTATGCCGCCCTTTAGTAATGGCGACCAAGTATCTTCCCACGCCGCTAGACACGGCATTTTTTTCTGAATTCAACCGAGAGCAAATACATCGGGGAATCATCCAGAAGGTCAAGGCAAGTACGGGCTATACTATAGATCGTCAGAGTGACCCAGACCTTCAGTCCCTGATGAAGAAAGTCTTTGTGAATATGCGAGGAGACCCAAACACCAACGTCAAGTTTCAACTCGATGCCATGAATCGCGCGGTAGTGACGGAGGCGGCGCAGACGGTCGAGTCAGGCGTTCTCCAGCAGCTCGTCTATATTCGGGACATTATGGCCAACCCCGTGCCCGACCCTCGACCGACCAGCACCAGCACATACGGCAACAAGCTCCCTCAGAATTTTAAGTTTGGATTCTAATACATGAAGGCCCTCGATGATATCCTCATAGGATTTTTCATTTTCTTCGCTATTGATCGGGCCATACGCCTCTTCAGTAACGCCGTCGTCGAGCCACGGGTGACGGCCCGTGGAGCCAGCAAGGAGACTGTGGAAAACTGGAAGCTTGGCACGGAGATGGTCCTCCTTTTCGCGTGCATATTCCTCGTCATTAGGTTCAGGAAGCCTCTGTCCCAGATAAACAAGATGTGACCTAAAAATCCAAGATGAATCAGTATCGAGATGAGACTATGCAGATGTGCAAGCACAAGGGATGGGACAAGGCGACGATAAGTACGGTATGGATGCTTTACACGGAGGAAAGTGGCGAGTTGGCCAGCGCGATACGTCAAATGCTAAGGACCTATCGCAAGACCGGGCTCAAGAAAGACAAGGGAACTGACGTGACTCAGGAGATGGGAGACGTCTTCAGTTACCTCTTCCAACTTGCGGGTATGCTTAATATTGATCTTGACCAGATGTGGTCCCTTCACCGTGAAAAGGTCCAGGGCAAGATCTACAAAGAAAATGTCGGCGTCTATTAATGGCCACGGCGCTTATGCAAGACGATGACCTAAGCATGAATCGCTTCAATCCATACACGTGGACTGGTACATACGGAGTGTCCAGTGATGGGTCGCACAACTGGCAGCCAGACGGCACCTTCACGCGCCCATACGACACCTCGGCTGGATCCGACCGCCTCGACACGAACCGCGACCTGAAGCACTTTGACGTAATGGCCCTTAATGACGCGAGTAATATGTGGTTCAACACGATGCCTGGCAAGCCCACCGCCCCTTTCCCCGCTTTTCCAGCGCGCAAGTACCAGAACTGGGACGGCTCAGCATCTTGGGTTCGTCCTGATATCAACTTCAATTACGTCTACGATAAAGACTTTATCGGGTCGCAGAAGTTGCCAGACTACATCAGGCGGCGACGCGGCGCCTCGGGCGGGAATCCCGTGCTTTTAGTGGCTGTCCTGGCCGTTATAGCCTACGCCGTCACGCGCATGAAGCGTTAGAGACGAGTGCGAAGCACTCAGATCTTGAGGACCTTGGGAGCAACCACCTTGACCAGTTTTGATGACAGCGCATCTTTTTCATTTTTAGCACGTGTTTCCAGATTGGGGCAATAATGCACCTCAAGCTGAATGCACCTCGCACAAAAGTTCCCCGCGCATTCCTTGCATGTAAGAAACTTGGGCTTGTGCGGGCATTTCCACCCAAGGCTTGGTGCAGTCTTGCGGAGCATCTTCTATAACTTCACAATGTATTTGTTGCGTGGGTGGCTCGTCCCACTCAACCTCACATAACCCGTTTTTCCGAGCCCCCTCGACGCGATCCCAAAAGGTCTGCATAGTCTTGATATGTTGTTCAAACCAGGCGCGATCCCGGGTAACTCTGGTCACCATGAATATCTCAGGAACTGGGATTTCAGCATCTCGTGGGATGTTACCATCCTCTTCACATGGCCCTTTGGTCTTCACGTACTTGACGGAAGCGGGCCTGTACTGCACAAAGTCACAGTCTTCAAAGTCCAAAATCTCTAGCAAAAGTTGAATCTGAGGAAGATAATGCTCAGGAACTTTGTCCTCAATTTTGCGAGTCAAAGGGCACTTGATCTCTACCAAGAGACCATCCTCGGTGATGCCATCGGCGGATCCTCCTAGAAAGGGATACTTGGGGTGCTGCACAAGGCCAATCTCGTGTGTTTTGCGGCCCGTTCTTGCGTCGTACAAGTCCCGTGCGACTGGCTCCAAGAGAGTCCCGTGGGCCGTGGCCGCATTTCCAGCCCAAGCCTTCTTCAGTACCTTTTTTACTAAGAGATCATCTGGCTTTTCATAGCGATTGTGCCCAAGTGCGCTCGCCACATCACTGGCGGTGAGCATATTCTCGCGAAGTGCAAGCCATTCATCACTTCTCTGCTCGAAGTATTTGCGGTTCAGGAGTTCCTGTACTTTTGGGAGCGGAGCCTCCATTCCTCTTAAACCGCTTGTCTGTCTTAAGTAAGAGTTCTGCTGCGTTTTGTTCGGCCTGCTTTTTCGTACTGGAGTACCCACAACCCATTTTTGCGCCATCTACTATTAGTGACACTGCAAATATTCCATTCACATTTCCCTCAACTTTATACTCGGGAAGGTCTATCTTTTCCGCCTGGCACCAGCGCATGAGCTGATCCTTGTAGTTGTCGTCAAAGTTCACATCAGTCTCGATTTTTTCAAAAGATTTTAAAATAAATTGTTTTGCATAGACCATTCCAAGATCAAGATAGATGGCACCCACAAAGGCCTCGAACACGTCTTCAAGAATCTTAGGATTGGTGTTCCATCCGTTGCGGATACCCTTCTCATCCATGAGGATCCACTTGTCGAAGCAGAGTTCCTTGGCTATCTCGCACAGAGTTGTCCCACGGACCATCTTCGTGCGAGCCTTTGTCAGAAAGCCCTCTTGCTCCTTCTCGTGACGATCAAAGAGCCACTTTGTAACTACAAAACCTAGCACAGAATCACCCATAAATTCGAGCGTTTCATACGAAGACTTGAGCCCCTCGTACCTTTTGAGCGCTGATTTATGGGTAAATGCACGGAGATAATATTCTGTATTTTTCACCTTAGTTCCCACAAGTGCGTCCAAGGCACTTCTGGGAGGACCGGTTGGAACCTCCATCGTTTATTATTACACAATCTATATTTTTAAGCCAGGGAAGGCAGTGCGTAGCACTAGATTCAGCAAGCCGCCTTCTTCACCTTTGGGCGCGCAGGCTTCTCCGCAACTACGGGCTCCTTGGGCGCCTTCACCTCCTTGGGTACCTCCTGCTTTACGTAGTGCTGATTCAGGAACTTCTGAATGTTCAGGAAGGTAATCTGAGTGCCCTCTGGAGGGCTCAGCAGGGCCTGCAGAGGGGCATCCAGAGTGATATTCTGGCCCTTCTTCAGCTCCTTCTCGGTAACGTAAGCATTCACCGCCCTGGTAACCTGAGACCGAGAGATCAGCTCATCGGCCCCAAGGTTCAGGAAAGAGCGCAGGGCATCCGTTACAACCTGGGGCTTGTTGAAGCCGTTGTTCTTTGTGCGAGCCTCTTTCTTCTCACCAGTAGGGTCCTCAATGTCCCCGATTACCTTGCGGACCATCTTCCGCAGGGCCTTCAGGTCCTTCTGCACAGCAGAGATATCAAGAGCAAGAGAGTCAAGAGTGGCCATTTCTATTATATACGGGAACCCATTCTTTATATGAGGAACAGGGACATGAGAACCATCACTCCTACGAGAAAAAGTAACCAGAAGAAGCGAGTATGATAAGGAGGCCCGTAGTTGGGCGGAAGGTTTTCAAAATCTGACTCGAGTTTGAATTTCGTGGCTCTCTCGCTCGTCATCAGGTCCTGGCCAAACCCAGGAGGGAGGCCAACTCCAGTCGTCGCTTGGTACTGACTAAGGTCTGAAGGGGGTGGACCATCGCATTTGGGCTGACAGCACCCAGGATCACATGGACGGACTATTCCATCCGCCTTTCCTATCCAGCCGCAGAATGTTCCAGTAGGACCTAGCAAACATTGACAGTCTATACTGCACATTAATCTTAAAGAATATTTTAGTTACTAAAACATAATGCAGTTCTCATCTCCCCAGAAGTTGCCCGATGGTCGTTACTTTCTGAAGATCACTGGCCAGATGTTGCAGTTGAATAATGTCAAGGTCCAGGAGGGGCTCACGTCTTCTTTGACCATCGAGGTCCAGGAGGATAAGTTCTCGGCTATTGATGAAGAGATTGTCGCCAAGGCCAAGGAATCCAAGGTGGAGTGGTTTGGGCGCGAGCTCAGTGACGAGACCATCCAGGCCGCCTTTCAGGGCAGCGTTACGGATGGGTGCCTGAGTGCTAGCCTGGCCAAACTCAAGGGCGAGGTGGTAACCAAGGCATTCAACAGCCAGAAGGAGGCCATTGAACTCTCGGCAGTAGAGCCAGGCGCTCAGTGCGACCTGTTTGTCGAGCTGGCGGGTCTGTGGTTCCTCAAGAAGTCCTTTGGCCCCGTCTGGCGTGTGATCCAGGCCCGTGTCCGCGGCGGTGCCCGACCCCCCTCCTTCCCTACTCAGTACATGTTTGAGGATGAGGTCGAGGCCGAGGAGGAGGATCCAGCCGACTATGTCGACTAGCCCCAGAAAAAAGTATGCACATAATAACAAATGCCTCCCCGCAAGACTGTAGTGGCGATTGTCCTGCTTGTGGTACTTTTGGTCGCCCTTTTCTACCCCTCAATGAGTTACTACGCTGGCCCTTCAGGCGCTGACCTTGATCGCCCTGGAGCAACCTACAATGCCGCCGCCGCAGGGCCTATGGCGGCAAATGGCATGGATTATGACGTGAGCGCAGCAGGGCTTATCCCCCGTGAGATTACGGTCATGGAGGACTTTGGTAAGTTCGCCCCAGACGCCATCCTCAAGGGCCAGAACTACCTAGACCCACGTAGCCAGATAGGTTACCCAGAGACGATTGGCGGTGTTCTTCGTAACGCGAACCGCGACTTCCGCTCGGAGCCAATTAACCCACGGACGCCCGTGTCCATCTTTAACCTCAGCACCATTCCTCCAGATACCATGCGCCCTCATTTTGAGATTTCTCCCGAGTATCAATAGTTCTGGAATGCGCTTCATCAGGACCAAATAAATCCAAAACAATAACAAATGGATTTCTCTGAAGCCATGAAGGAATGGATCGGTCTAAAGCTCACGCTGGCCAACGCTCGTCAGGACCTTTCTGCACTCAACAAGCGCGAAAAGGAACTAAAGGCGCAAATTACTCAACACATGGACACGAATGACATTGACACGGTCAAGGTCAAGGATACGGTCAAGGTGAACCTGAAGAAGAAAAAGTCAAAGGGTGCCATCACGAAGCAGGTAATTCGCACGGGTCTACTGAACTACTTTAATAATGATGGCGCTCGGGTCGATCAAGCCATTGAGGCCATTGAGGCAGCCCAGCCAACCAAGGATGTTACATCTGTTAGCGTCACTGGTCTCAAGACTGAGAAAAAATAGTTAATAAATATAATGAAGGCCAGTAAGTTCCTACCGTGGGTAATCCTGGGTCTTGTTATAATTTTAGCGTGGATGACTCTAGGATTATCAGGATATGCACAGAGATCCGCAGGTAAGGGGTATGATCCCGTCGAGGAGGCGAAGAAGGCGGAGAGGAGGGCGGCGAAGAAGGCGTTGAAAAAGGCATTAGGTTCCCATAGGCTCTAATAAAAATAAATTGTAAATAATAATGAAGTCCAGTAAGATTCTCCCTTGGGTAATTTTCGGACTCGTTCTCGTACTAGCGTCGATGACCTTAGGTCGGTCATCAGGCTACTATGACTTGCCCGCTTCTATGCGTGGCGTGGCCGCTCCGGGCACGGTTGCTGCCGTGAGTTCCATGAAAATCGCTTCTACAGCTCCAGCCGCGTCTGCTAAATACCCGGCCATGGCGTATACTCAGCGCGCGTGGATTCGCGACTATCCCGGAAATGACATTGGAATGATTACCGTCAAGAATCGTCAGGAATGCGCCAAGGCTTGTAATAATGCGCCAGGCTGCGTTGGTTTTGTAATGGACCGCGCTGAGAAAAAGTGTTGGCGAAAGACGAAGATGGCGAACCCTCGTTGGAATTGGCGCACGCATTCGTTTGCTCGCCCATCTACTTCATTCCCGGCGCCAAGTGGGACACCACCACAACAGCGTCCTAAACGGGTGTGTATGGACATTGGTTATTAAAGATGAGAGGCGCTACAAAATTAACTAGAAATGGGACTCGGAGACGAGTACTCGCGTGACGCCCTGTTCAGGCGGCCAGACCAAGATGCTCACACATCCGACTCTGACTGTGAAGAGAGCGAGGAGCCTTTACATCCAGAGGATTTTGAGGCCTTGTACAGTGATGAGATTTATACAGATGTAGTGCTTATTCAAGAGTTTGTCAACGACGGCTACCATCGCGTCAAGCACCGCTATGGGGTCGTAGAGTATACTCGTATTATTCACGAGTCTGACCGCTTCTGGTCTGATTGCGTGATTCGCATGGATGTGATGCGTTTGTACCGCCGCCTCCACTTCAAGGAACTCTTTGATCCTCAGAGCTTCCAGAACTGGCTACAATATTATATTGAACTAAAGTAAATGCTTCCCGATCTCGCCGCCCCCAAGGTGGCCATCCCCGCCACACTGTTTATGATTAGTCAGGTGCTGCCAATGGCTGGTGGCTTGGGTTTTCTACTGGTGCCTCTTCTTTCATGGGTCGTCATTCGCTTCGTTCTTAAGAACAACGTGACGTCCGCAGATATAGTTGTTCCTGGAATTCTCACCCTGATTCTCGGAATGATCCGTCTTCCCCTCGAGATGCCCACCGCCGTCGTCACCAAGGGCCTCGCCTTCCTCGTGGTGTTTTCTTATCTTCGTATTTTGTTTCCCCAGTACTATTAGACCATGAAACCTCAGAACCTCATTATAGGTCCAGGAGCCATGGCTTTTTATGTATTTCTCGGAAAACTTTCACAACTTGACTTGTCCGAAGTCAGGGCCTTGAGCGGGTGTAGTTCGGGCTCAATTCTCGCGCTTCTCTGGGTTGTCTTCAAAGGAGACATTCCAAAAATGCTCGACTTTTCACTCAAAGTGCCTATAAAGAATCTCATGAAACCAAATATTAAAAACTTTTTGTTAAACTTTGGATTGGTTCCACTTGAACGCGTTCAAAAAATTTTACAAACAATATTTTTAAAAAGTTTTGGAAAGAATGACATGACCTTTGGTGAACTCCACAAGGTCAGACCTATTGATCTTTACATTTCGGCATTTTGTGTCGATAGGTGCGAGACTGTTTATTTTTCATGGAAGTCTCATCCAGAGCAGTCTATATTGGATGTTGTTAGTGCGTCAATAGCTGTGCCTCTTATCTTTTCAACCGTGATGATAGGTCCTTGGCGTTATGTAGATGGCGGTGTTCAAGAGGAGATTCCAGCAATGCCCTTTATAGGAGAGAGTCCAGGTGATACTCTCGCCCTTCAGACTTGCCCAGCACCTCCGAAACCAACCAAAAATCTTTCAACTTTTGTCATGAATCTTTTCAGTTCTGCACTCCGACTGCGTCACAAGTTCAATGTCCAGTCGTACCGGTTCGATACTTCAAATATTGATGTATTTGATTTTGGCTCCGATCGCCTCCGTCTCTTCTGTGACGGACAAAAATCTTGTCCACTAATAAATGCAGCACACAATCCGAACTGGACACGTACGGAAGAACGGCTCGAAACGCATATATGTGAAGGCGAGCAAGGGACGGAAGGCTTACTCTTACATACGGAAGGCGAGCAAGACGCGCATCAAGGCAGTACCAGCCTATGATGTCGGCACTGCTGGTCAGCCCCTGCGTCGTATCGGCCCCCTCAAGAAGGGTATGCTTACTCGCTATGGCTACCACCCAGTCGAGGCGACCAAGGACCGTCACAAGGCGCTCAGCAAGGCGGTGCATGTGGGCAAAGAGGAGCCACGGGCCGTGGTGCGTCGCCTCGTGGCCATCAGCACGCTGACCAAGGGCCACCTGCCACGGGCCAGCCGTATCTACAAGCAAGACGCCAAGTTTATTCGCACCAAGTTTGCGAGCCGCTTCAAGACGGATCCTAAATATAAAGTTGTTAAAAAGTAAATGGCTATGATCACGAGGAACGCCCCAAACACTCGAGCCCTCGACCTGCTGGCCAACGCGGCGGCGGGGAACGTGGGCGCGACCCGGCCAAAGCTACGGTTTTCTCGGACTCGGCGAATCATAAAATCGGGGGCTTTCCATGGAACGACTTTTGCGATCCTCCATGGCCTGGAGACGCTCATGCCAGGAGCGTACTTCTATCCCCAGCTTACTGTGAGCCTGTGTGCAGCGATCCCGACCCTCTACGGGGCTGTCCGCCGCCGCAACGCCTCCTCGGCCGCCGTCACGTTCTTCTGGTACGTGACATTCATGGGGGCGGCTGGTATCATGCAGACCATGCTTATAAAACAGAACAGCACCTATTGGAACTCTTTTACTAGCGGGGCTGGCAAACTCGTAGATAAGCACATCAAGGGTTCTGCCAACTCCAACTCTACAAAGTATCTCATTCTTTACTACATCGCCCAATTCTTTCGGGCGGCTCAGCAGGCCATGGGGATGCCAGTCTATCTGACTGCAAATGCCTATGGAAAGCGTTTCGCTGCAAATTTTTCAGGACATCTAGGGACCTCGATGGTAAAACTCCTGAAAAATACGGGAACTGCAATTATTAAAAAGCCGCTGCAGTCCGCGGCCATTGCGGCGACGACATATGTCGCCATGGCTGGGCGGTCGAAGAAGCGGACGTCCAAGAGGACTTCACGGAAGGCTCTGCGCTAAATTGTTTTGTAGAACCCCCATTTGAGTTCTTCACATATTCCCTTCCAGATTTCATCTTGACGGTACAACTTTTCTTTTGATTTCAAAAGGGGAAAACAAGGCAAGAAATCATCCTCTCCGAGCAATTCACAGAATTTATACAACACATAGGAATAAGACAAAAAGTTTTTTCGGTCTTTTGGCCGATGTTTCTCAAAGGGTTTCTGGATCTGATGAAACATGAGTCGGAGCTTGGCTTCGAGCGCCTGACTCATTGTTGGAGGTTGTATCCCATTGAGAATCGTCGTTATGTAAGGCACGTGCTCATAAAAGCGCGAGCGGCCCAGCTTCTTGAGGAGAGCCTTGACTTTCTCGTGAGTAATTTCTGAAAGATCTTTGACCTTTTGCTTCTTAAACTCGAGCCTAAGTTCGTCTACGACATCTGGAGGGACGCTCGTTGACTCCTTGGCCTGGAACTGGCTGACCCATTCGTTAAAGTGATTCTCTCGCTTGTAAGAGTAGACTATGTTCTTCTCCATCTCTTGCTCTTCCTTGAAGCCAACCTCTTCACCAAGTACATACTCCGTCATCCCACAATTCTGACACACTTCATCGCTCTGGCTCTCATCTAAATACTTTGTAAACTTCTTTCCACAGCCCTTACACATGGGGTCTGGAATATTACAACGCACCTTTGTCTTTTTGTCGTACTCGCCCTCTACCTGAATAAGGTAAGCATTATATATATCCTCTCTCTGGACCCCCTTACGTGACGAGACCTGTACTCCCGCAACCCTTTTTGTGCTCGCCTCCCCAGACGCCTCCCCATGATGGTACTCCCTGATAAAGGGCGCCGATTGCGCCATGTACTCATACATTTCACTTTCTATTCGTCCCCTTTCCGAACTCTGTGCTGATTCTATACGGGCCTGAAACTCACGCACCTTTTCATTAAATCTGGCTTCCATTATCGGAAAATCTGGCCAATTGTTTAAGACTCGTCAACTCGTGGAGCCAAGTAGAACTTTACGTCACCCAAGTTTGCAATTCCATATCTAAAAACTATAGGCATATTTTCATCCGAAGAGTCCTGCATAAGCTGAACAGATGAGCAGAGCCCGGTCGCCTTGGTGAACATATTTATGTACCGCAAATTGTATGTGGCTCCTATCCTATTGGGGAAAGAATCAGGGAACTCGAGGACCGTCTTTTGGTTCGCAAAGTCCCCCTCGCATGAGAGCTCCAGCCGCATATCCTCTCGGTACACGTCCATATCAGTGGCCAAGTTGCCCATGTCGCGCGCGATGCGCTGAAAGTCGATACTTGGCATGGTCGTTATAACATCCATCGAAATCTCGGGAACATCAAGAATATCTTCATTTATATCTAAAAGTTTGAGACTAAAGGTTGTCTTGGACTTTTTGGTCGTATTTTCAATAATAAATTCCAGGAGTTCAGACCCATTGATATTCATAGTTAGGGTGTCTGTAGGACCGACCGACTTGAGAAGCTTGAAGGTATTCGCCATGTTCAATCCGGCCGTAATCTCGGTAGGACAAGAATACTCTTCAAAGTTTTCGGCCGCTAGATTCATGTGGACGAGGGTAACTCGGGCCGTGTCGAGAGTCAGAATCTTGAGACCTTCTGGACTAAAATAAACATTCACATCATTGATAATGTCCTTTAGAACCTCAAAAATACCTTTAATAGCATTTGCCTGAATGGTTCGTAGATGCATCCTTGCAGGGAAGTAATTATATCTTTTAACTACCAACACCCGAAGAATAAGCATCCTTGACATCTTTGCTCATCTTGGCCTTGAGTTCAGGTGTGAGCATTGGCTGCATACTTGTTCCGTATGAATCAAGTGAAAACATCTCCGGGCCGCCGTCACCCCCATCAAGACTCGCGGCAAGTATCCCACCTGAAGACCAGTTCTCAATTTCCGAAGGTATCATGGACTCGAGCCAATTGCGAACCTCGCCGCCTACTAGGATATTGCCATCGGATGTAACTAATGTTGGAACGCGTTTGACATTGGGGTTTGCTGGGCGGCCGTGCGTTGATACATTATGGTACTTTATCATTGGCCCCAAGGTGGGGTTGGATTTTATAAAGTTCAAAAGTTCAAAAGAATATTGGCACTTATCGCTAAACACCAAGAGTGCCATTGATCTTTTGTATTTTTTTTAAAAGCCATTATTAACACATGAAGGCAGATGTGGCTATTCTGGGAGCCGTAGCCCTCGTGACCGCTTACCTCTTCTGGAACACCTCGTCGCTGACGGCGACATATGCAGACCCTGTTGCTCCCAGTAACATTCCATCAGTGCCTCGTAGCATAATACAGGCGATAGTAGAAAAGATACAGGCAGGGGCTCCATGGCTTCAGCCGATAAATACTGTATACATAAATCCAATTTCCAGCCCCCAGGGAGGTACGAGTTACAATGCCCGTTTCATGTTCCTGGACACGCGTGGATTTTTTGGAGAGCAGTATGATGTTACAGCTACTGTAGCACCTGAGGGAACTGTAAACCTCCTGAAGAACACTCATACCAGCTCCCCATCTGCAGATGGACCCTTCGAGCGCTTTGTCGCCGACAAGTACCAGGCCTACTCAGATATCCGAGATTCTCTTAATGTTCAGATGAAAGAGTCTCTGAAGCAGTTTCACGAGTTGCCTGGGACAACCAAGGTTCTTGCGTAGACTTGGTCAACAGAAAGTAAGAGCCATGAGTAGCAATGATATCTGCAGGAGATATCGCAGAGAGGGATCGGGCCAGAAATGCCATACGCAAGAATACTTATAAACATATTCTTGAACAATTTTCAAGAAAAGTTCAGGCGGCGGCAGAACGCCGCGAAAAGTCGGCGACTCTTCAGGTGCCGCCGATGGTTCTAGGATTTCCCATGTATCCTTACGATGAGGCTCTCTGGTACCTGCGGCGCCAACTGGTGCTTGCAGGATATCAGGTTGAACAGGGACTTGAACCAGGACAGTACATCGTCAGGTGGGACCGCGCCGCGAAGACTGCTCCCGTAAGATCACAACGCCTGGACGTGGCGCCAGTGCCCGAACCAGGAGATGATCTCTTCTCAGGACTGGCCAACATGCAAAAGGTGGCGGCAAAACTCCGTGGTAAGTAGTAAGCATGGAAGTCAGTCACCTAGGTGACATCCTAGCAGTTCCTTTTTTTGCCCTCAGTCTGAAATATTTTTATGAAAAGAAAAATAAAAATATTTTAGAAAAAGTTTTATTACTCTTCAGCCTGGTGGGTCTACTCGCAGACATCGCGTTTACGCTGAAACATTTTCATGTAGTTGATTATTAATGGAAGTTCTCAATGACGCAGAGAGACGCTACTCGAGGAAACTCGTGGATGCTATGCTCCCAGAAATCATTGAGGTTCTCGTGACCATGTGGGAGGATACGAAGAAGGAGACCAAGGACAGAAAGTTCCTGGAAAACTACCGTCAGAATCTCCGTAAGATTAAGGGTGAATGGTCAAACGTCAAGGTCAAGGAGCACGTGTCAAACATCCTCAAGGCCTGCCCTCTGTTCCCGCGACTTATAGCGGCCGTGTTCGTCATACACGTAAAGATACTGAGTGCGATCAGGATCGATAAAAATTCAAAGAAAATAAATTTAAAGTTGCCGAGCAATGACGTGTTCGTCCATACGTCTTTTATCGAGTGTGCCCGGGATCTCTACGAGGACCCATACATTATCACGGATGAAAAGACTATGAGCGAGCGTCGCGAGGACCTGACGAGGCGTTTCACCAAGTGCATCCGCGAGACTATCGAGAACCTGGTTCCGCTTGAAGCAATAATGGACAACTATTTCCCGAAGAATATTGATGATTTCAATATGGGCCAGGATGACGACGAGCCAGAAGAGGAGCCCGGCGAGGACCTGATACAGGATACACACCAGGAGCCCGATATGGAAGCGGCGCTCGAGGCTTCTGAGGGCCCCCCGCCCGCAGGCACACCTCTTGACGAGTCAGAGTTGCCTAATCCCGATGAGACTCCTGGGGGCTCCAAAACCATAAATGTCACGCCAATCAATCAAACGCCTCACAGGGAGGAGCTCTTTCCGAGCGCGCCAGAGACTATGAAAAATCCTGCACAACAATAAGAATGGATCAGTACCTTCGTCAGCCTATTAGCGCGGCCGCCATTGCTGGAGTCGTCACCGTCGTCTACCTCATGGGAAAGAACAAGTTGAACGGAAAGACCAACGCACCAAACTCGGAGTATGCCAAGCCAGCCATGCTTGTGGCGATTCTCGTCTACTTCATAGTCGCACAAGGTTCTGGACACAGGGAGTCTGTGAGTTTAGATCCGTTCTAGTCATCTAAAAGCCATTTTTTAGAAGAAATTTGATTTTCAATTTGAGATGAATATGAAAATCTCTTTTTCAGTTCATCTGTTTCTTCTAGACAGATTTTACACAAGGCGCGATATTTTCGCGCAGCGAAAACTGGCGAATATCTAATGCGGTCACATAATATGCATTTTTTATTTTGTTCCCAATTATCTTTACAAAATTTTGCAGGATAAATAGTAGGTACTTTATAGATCCATACTTCCTTGAGAGTCCTACAACCCAAGCATTCTCTCCCAGGTCGTCGACAATATAGAGTATCCAATTCATCTTTTAATAAATCTTTTGCGTCAAACTCGTACCATGGTTCGGGCCGTTCAGTGGTTGTCGCATGAGTATTTTTTATTTCAAAAATATATCTAGGATTTCCGCCATTCACTAGAGCCACGTCTGCTACATAAGATCCCCCAGGTCCCCTGAACTCCACCCTGACTTCGTCACCATCTGTATACAACACATTAATCTCATCATAATTTGAACCTTGACATCTGTCGGCCTGGCATTCCCAGCCAATTTCTATTTTTTTCTTTTGTTTTAACATTTCGGCCAGGCGATACTTGGCGTCCTTGTGTACCTGACTTTCGTTAGGGTGTTCAAAATATGTACAATTATTTTTTACATTATGGGCAAAGTGGTGTACACGGACGTCTCCCTGCCTGGGTATGACGCGGTCTCCACAGTCCACGCAGTGATACCTCCTTTCCTTCAGGGCATCACGAGGGAGAACATATTCATTTGTTTCTGTATCAAGTGCTCCTGCGCTCATTTAGTTAAAAGTAAAGCAAACCCTTTATTAAATGAGTTCCCTGGATGCATTTAACGAGCTATACTCTGACTTTATCGGTGATCTTGAAGGTGCCTTCCCTGATGACGAATCCGTGAAGGCTTTCAAGGTGGAGTTTGTGACTGCTCGTGAGTCTTCTGTCCGTGGCCCACTCGATGCCTTTATGAAGATTGACGCCAAGGGTCTGACGGCCCGTGACCCAGCCTTCATCAAGCAACTATCTTTTGCGCCAGTATGGGATGGCGCATCCGACCAGACCAAGCAGGCCATCTGGAACCACCTGAATGGTATGTACATGATTGGAATGACCCTTTCGATGTTCCCGCCCGAGACTCTCAGCGCCATCGAGGCAGCGGCCAAGAAGTGCGCCGAGAGCGGTGCTTTTGACCCTTCAGCCCTGAGTGGTCTTCTATCAGGTATGATGGGCGGCGGTGGCTTCCCCGGAATGGGCGCGCCCCGTCCTCAGCCCCAGCGCCGTGTAGCAAGCGGCTCTCGTCAGAAAAAAAGTAAGAAGTAAATAGTAGATGGATCCTCACGAGATATTTCGCAAGGACAAACTTCTTGAGTTTTGGCCAACGTCCTTTCAGTCGGCCAAGGATCGGGTTGCGGCCACAACTCGTTTTGTCGTTTACGCGATGAGTATTTTGTATCTTATTAAGCGGGATGCACGAATACTCGCCCTAGGTATCCTTGTTTTGGCCGTCCTCTATTTTTTGTATACAAATAACCAGATTCCAGATGGAAAGATTCGTCCGACACAGACAGAGGGTCGCGCCCCGTACTGGGCCCGTGATACAGTGACGATGCCTACAATAGATAACCCAATGGGTAATGTGCTACTAACGGACTATGTGGATAATCCCGACCGCCCCCCAGCAGCCTGGGCCGCGAGCGTCAAGCCCCAAACTGATACTGCTTGGGACTTTATTCATCCTTTCGAGAACAAGAAGGAGGCTCAGCGCAACTTTTATAGTCCAGCCAGTACGACCATTCCGAACGACCAGAATGCCTTCGCCGAGGGTTCTTTTGGAGCCAAGTTCGCACCATTCGCCAAAGATGGTTCAGGTGTCGCCGACCTGGACAGCGACCGCTTCCACTTCCCAGAGCGGCCACAGATGCGCGCGGGTAATGGGCGTTAAGGGAAGTGCTATGCACTTGAGAAAAAAACCTCTGCAATCAGTAATGGGCCGAAACCTTATGACCGACCAGCTGACCCTCCAGCCTCGAATCTGGCAGGGGCCAGCGCAAATTATGCTTGCAGATGTGGTCAAGGTGGATGACCGTCTGCGGTCACAGACCACCTCCACGTGGAAGAACCAGTATTGTGAGACACCGTATGATTTCCCGAATCTGTACATTGGCGGGGACCCTTTCCCAGTTCGCCTGTTTGACCCTATCAGCACCTACAGCAATGACCAGAACAGTCGTTTTAACCAGCGCAACCCCACCGTCGTCCCTTACCTTAATCTTCGCCCAAGCCCCTGGGCCGCAATGTCTGGTCCAGGCAGGGTGAAGTACGTGGGTTAAAATATAAACTAAAAGTAATATGGACCCATTGGCTCTAGCAGCAATTGTCGGTCTTGTGTTTGCGGGTCAGAGATTCAGTGATTCTGAATCTGCTGCTCCTGCAACCACTGTACCCATTATGATGACCCCTCATCAGGTGACCCGTCTCGATACAGATCTGGCGTCCGGTGGCGCTCCTGGTATGCGTGCGGATGCTTTCGGTCTTCGGCCGATCAACCCCTTTTTCGGTCGTCGGATAGGGGATGCCTATCTTCCTCCCAAAGAGGCCGTGCCCTCTCTTCAGGATTTCTCCCCAATGGCTAATAGGTACCCGCATGGTCAGCCAGTCTATGACTTGTATGACCGTGAGAACGTTACGAACAAGATGAATAACCTCCAGCCAATGGAACGGATTCGCGTCGGCCCTGGCTTGGGCGCCGCCCCCAATGTTCCAGCCATTGGCGGTTTCCAGCAGTTCTTCCGCGCTTTGCCCAACAATGTGAATGAAGAGAAGCTCGTTACCCTGCCAGGTGGAGAGGGACCAGCCAGCTATTTCGTCCAGAGCGGAGGTGTCGCCTTCCCAGACAAGGGTCTTATTAACGGCCAGATGAGCCACCAGGCCAAGGTAACAAAGACCTGGACCCGCCCGCCTGCCCAGAACAGTGGTCAGGGTCAAGGTGTTATCAGGGCTCCAGAGGGACGTCCAGATCAAATCAAGACCCGTAAGACGACTATTCGCCAGGAGACTGGAATGCGCTCAGGAGACGGCCTGGAGATGGGTCCAGGCCAGTACGCTGCAGTTTATCAGGCGTACAACCCGGACGTCATGGACACTTCTCTGCCTCATTCGACTGGTAATCGCGTGAATCCTGATCGGGCTGGAAATGGCGGCCGTATGAATGTTCGAGCCGATCCCCAGGGAGCAAACGGGGCGGCGACTCGCACGCGCGCCGAGTCTATTCCTCTCCGGCCAGGTCCGATGGATCTCCACGCTGCAGGAGGCGCCGGGCCATACAAGCCTCCAGAGAACTGGAATCTCAACAACAACAAGAGCGAGCCGAACCCTCTAGCCTCTCAGCGCAACCTCAACATTGCCCGGAACCAGGTGGTCAATAACCCCCTGGCGATCCCCGCGTGGGCGACTGTGTGAAAAAACTAGATGTCCTTAGTAAATGAGTGGAGGTATTGTCCAGCTCGTCGCTACCGGTGCTCAGGATACTTGGCTTTCGGGCAAGCCTGAAATTTCCTTTTTCCGTTCCAACTACAAGCGGTACACTCACTACGCAGCGGCTCCAGAGCGCCAGACGATCCAGGGTATTCCTTTCCCAGGGTCTATTTCGACCATCCGTATCGAGAAGAAAGGTGATCTGTTGTCCTACATGTATCTGACGGCCCGTGACACCAACGGAGCCCAGGTTCCCAATCTTGATTGGACTCAGGTAATTGATAAGATTGAGTTGCTCATCGGCGGCCAGGTGATTGATCTGCACGATGTAAATTACGACCTAGATGTCGAGCCGGTCGTCGGCGGCTCGAATTGGTCCCAGCGCTACTTGAACAGCACTGGAACTATAGATAACTACAAACCCAGTAACAAGAAGTCTTCATTTTATCCGTTCAAGTTTTTCTTCTGCAAGGACTGGTCCGTGAGCCTACCCCTGGTGGCCCTGCAGTATCACGATGTGGAGATTCGCATCACCTGGGCACCCAATCTCAATAATACTCTTTCTCCCGCTCTTCAGGCTCCAAATGCGGGAACCACGTACGCTGCTCTCAACTATCAGTGCTGGTGCAACTTTGTGTACCTTGATCAGGCCGAGCGCGAGTACTTCGCCCAGGCGACGCACGACCTCCTCATTACTCAGGTTCAGCGGGTTCCCATCGGCCAGAACGCAGTTCAGGAGCTCGCTCTGGCCCAGCCTGTCAAGTTCCTAGCCTTCCAGTGTCTTCCGTACGGTCCGCTCTATTCATCGTCTGCCGCGTCTGGAACTTTTGGCAGTGGGTCTGCCACCGCCGCCAATTATCAGCTCAAGGTCCAGATTAACGGAGTGGATGTCGGTGAGTCGCGCCCACTTCCGTGCTGGACGAACGCAAACCAATACTACCACACACCATGGGGTTATGACGCCAACGGAGGCGAAACCCCCATTCTTATAATTCCTTACTGCCTCGACACCTCCAAGCTTCAGCCAACCGGAACGCTCAACTTCTCTCGGCTTGACACGTACCGCCTCGTCGTCCCTAACGGCCTGACGAACGGTCTCCAGGCCCTTGTGAACTACCAAACCTTCGATCTTACGGCCACCGGTTCTGGATATCCAGGCGTGGCACCAATCAGCGCCACTCAGAAGGGAACCCCATACCTCTACGCAGTCAACTACAACGTGCTCCGTCTCCAGAAGGGCATGGGGAGCGTCATGTACGCTAACTGATCTTTTTCTTTACACAAAGAAATGTGCCCATCTCAAAATGTCTACACAAAAATGTACTTCGTGTTCTCGGGCACCTCAGGCAGAGCCCGAGTTCCTCGATAAATTTGGTCGCTCGTGCAATGTCTCAAGTGACGCTTGAAGACGGCTAAAAACCGTAAATCAGGAAGAGACCATGGGCCAAGCGACTCGAGGTTCTAAAAACTCGGGTATATCAGACCCCCGACCGCGAAATTACTTTCGAACATCTTTTCTTCGATGGATACTAAGGATGCAGATGTGGCCATGGATCCTCCTTTTGGGACTCGTTTTTTTGATTAGTTACGATCCCGGCTCGCGTAACCTGGCCAATTATTTTGACAGCCCAGTAGTAGAGCGTGATGGATCCATCACCGAGGCGGAACGACCTTCCGCACGAAAGGCATAAGAGTATAGCGATACCTGTGAGTAGTTCTGTGAACGGGGATCCCGCCAAGTTCCTACTGGTCCACGACCGAAGATACAAAGAATGGACATTTGTAACGGGCGGATGTCGCCGCCGTGAAATCTTCAATCCTCTACGCTGTGCAGTTCGCGAGCTAGAAGAAGAGACTCGTGGGATCATAAATCTGAAAAAGGGAACATATTCCTATTTCAGTTTTTCCTTCAAAGACTCGGAGGGCGTAAATAACGTGTATCACGTATATGTCTTTGACGTACATATGACTGAGACTGAGCAAAGTCACATAGTTACTCGCTTCAATGAGGAAAAGGCAAAGATGGATGGCCGCCAAGTTCCTTTCCGAAAAAACTACGATGAGAATGATTCGTGCGAGTTTGATACACTCGAAGGAATCACGGGGCGGCGAGACCTCTGGGACATGATACGGACCCATGTTCTCAGGAATCCACAGTTTCAAAAGTTTCTGGCAAAACCAGAAAAACAACCTTTTTTTATACGCCCTTAGTAGATGCAGGCGCCCCAGCCCTCTGGGACTTTAAACAAAGTAAAGGCGGTACTAGCCCCGCCAAAATGGTCCGAGTTATTTGGTCGGGCCAGCCTCGGCACGGGGAATCGCCTCGGAAACAATGGCCAGAGTCACTCGGTCAAGAGAGAAATGTGGGCCATGGTGGTTCTGGCTACGTTTGGGCTTGTCTTGGGTCTGTGCGTAAATGCTCTTTTTGGGCTTCTCGTCCTGAAACTGAAATCAAGGTGGAATAAATTCTTCTGGGCTATTTTCCAGCTCTTTACAATCTTGGTAATGACATTCGCAATGTGTAACTTTCTTCCCGAGACCCTGACGGGAACTTTCCAAGGGACCTACCCAGGCATGATGTTCCCTGTATTTTTCTACGGAACACAGACGAACATGTTCGATGGATTCAAGGCCCCCTTTGGACCCATAATGGGTTAAATTAAAAAAAATAAAAAAATAGTTTAAAACAAATGACTCAAAAGAAGGATCAGTTGATCGTCCGCCTTTTGAATCTTCGTGGTGATGACTCTACGCCGCCATCAGACTTTCTAAAATATTCTATTCAGCAAATTTATCACTTTATTGAGGTTGAGGAGGAGAAGCGCGAGGCTATGAAGCAAGAGGTGGCTGTCGCAGAGGTCGAGCCTCCCGTTCAGAAAACTCGCAGTGCCTTTGATGACTTTTTTGGGTGGAAGTAAACCGAGTTCGGTCCGAAGGACCGGGTCACGAGACTCTGGGCTTGCAGCCCAGCCTCGGTCTCTTAGAGGAAATAATCTCTTTCTTAGTAAGATGCAAATTCTAAAATGGAATCGCAAGGATAACGAGGCTCCGACCCATGTTCTTATGAATGGCGGCCAGCTTCACGTCCCAGAACGCGACCTCGACGCGTTCTGGAGGGCCTACCTCTCGGACCTTGCGTGTGGTAAGAAACTCTTTGTCGTCGAACAAAAAACTGAAAAGTTCCGGTTTTTTGTTGATATTGACTATCGAGCGGAGAAATCTCTCGCGGATGACGAGACGCTCGAACTCTGTCGGAAGATTTATGATTCCGTTGGGGAGGGAGGCCGCTGTCTCGTGGCACGGGCCCCTGCCCGTGAAGACAAAGGCCAGGTCAAGTCAGGGATACATATGCACTGGCCAGATCTCGTGGTCACCAAGACAGAGGCTGTTTCTCTGAGGACCCAGATTCTTATGAATCTCGAAGAAGATCACTGGCCCGAGACGATAGATGCGAGCGTATACAGAGGGGCGGGACTTCGCTGCTTGTGGTCTCTGAAGAAGGGGGCGAATGGAGCCTACGTGCCGTGGCGTTCTATCCCAGACGGAAAATCTCTTAACGCGGCACCTTGTCTCGATGCGCTCAAGCTCTTTTCTGTCCGTACGACTGGCGGAGAGACGGGGCGGGTCAAGGCGGCTTCATTCGCAACAGATTCTTCACGTCTCGAGCAGTTTATTCAGAACAATATGGAGGGTCAAGAGAACTCCAGGGTCAGGGCTGTTCGAAGGACCAAAAAGGGGGAGGGCAAGGGTCTCTGCGTAGAGACGGATTCGAAGTGGTGCGAGCGCATCAGGGGATCTCACAAGTCGAATCACATCTGGTTTTACATAAATGGTAAAAGTATAGTCCAAAAGTGCCTCAACGAAGAGTGTTTCGAGTTTTCTGGTCGTGAGCATTTTCTCCCGCCATCTATTAGTAATGAATCTGTTTGTGTGGATACTCCTACTCGTCCTAGTCTTGTGGATCTTCTTCCCGAGGCCTGGCGCGGGACGTTTCCGGGAATTCGAACAGAAGTTTCACAAGTATTCGGGTCTGGACCCAGACGAATGGATGTTGTTCCAGACGAGCCTACGGGAGTTTGACAAGAATCTAGAGCCATGTCCTCTCTATAGAGCCGTGGATCACGCACGGAATCTCGGCCTTATGAATACAAACTTTACGGATGAGGTTAATAATCTAGCGGACCGCTTAGGATATGAAGGAGAGGTCCTATTGAATCAGCGGGCCATGACGAATGGGACAGTATTTAGGCCAAGATATTTGAATGAAGTCATCCCAGATCAGCCGCAAACACTCTACTTAAACGATTCAAAACCCATGTTTACCATAGATGTCAACCCCATTGGACGCAGCCCCCATTTCGACGCCCTTGGAGGCCACACCCGCGCCTGAGGCCCGCACGCGCTATGGCCGTGCAGTACGTGCGCCAGTTCGCTATGAGCCGATAGAGAAAGTTGAGGATGATTATGGGTCTGATGACTATGACGAGGATGAGTCAGAGATTGGCTCGGGTATAGAGTACAGTGACTCTGAATTAGAGGCAGAAGATGACGACAGTGACCTTGATGGCTTCGTTGTTCCAGATAGAGACGAGAGCAACGAGGATGATAATGGATCAGGAACAGACTCGGATTCCGACGCCTCCTCCAGTGGAGTACACCCCACAGTGGCTGGATCCAGAGCCGCCCCCAGAACCCCCGCCCGTAAGGTACCAACCAAGGTTCCAGTTCGAGGAAAGAAGCAGTAGTTTTGTTGACAACAAGTTAATTATAGGCATTGCTATAGGAGTTATCGTCATGGGAGTCTTAATGACGATGAGACCTATGGTCATTCATGGAAAGTAAAATGCGAGGCTATTCCCCAGGTTGTGTGTAGTGTGCGAAAACTCGGAACTGCGCCGAAGCCAGCGCCGCCGTCGTGTTTTGAGGAGTAGTGTCTTTATTAATAAAATACAATGGCGCTTTATTACTCGGAGAATCGTTTCCCACGAATTCTCCGATTGGTCCAGTTCTGTTTTTATAGACATCTTCCTGAAGAAAGCCGACCCAGGCCCCTTCACGTCTGGTAGAGTCCGTTACATCTTTCATGTAATCATAGTCGTAGTATGGGGTTTTCGCAAAAGGATTATCCCACGCGGGAGGTTTGAGCATAGGTAAAAGTCCATAGGCAGTTGAAAGCAGCCACAGGACTATGGCCAGGCTTATAAGAGTGAGCCACATCTACTAACTTACTTAGAATTTAAATGCAGGATTTGGGGATACCTCGTCGATGGGAACCGCTGGGTCACCATCCTTTGTATTCTGTGACTGGAGTTTTGGGTTCTCCGCTCCAGCCAAGCGCCGCTCCTCATCCTCCTTCTTGCGCTTGGCGATCTCAAGGCTTACCTCGGCAGCAGCCATACGACGTAGGACCTCCTCATCCTTCTCAGGGAACTCCTCCTTGAGCTTATCAAAGATTTCTGCAGGGTGAGGAATTGGGGGTACATCGGGACGGTTATAGTACACAGAGTTCTCATCCGAAGGATCGGCGTAGGGATACGGGCCGTCAAGGGGCTTGGCCATCATATCGCGCTTGCGCTTCTCGAACATGGAGGCGGCCTGCGACTGATTCTCACGATATTTGACCATAATCTCCTCGAGCTTCTCGTTGGCATAGTGGACATTATCAATCTGGTCGCGATTCGGTGGGATCAGGAGCCACTTGTACATGTCAACGACATAGATGTCACACAGGCCATCCTCCTTCTGGAGGCGCTTGGCGTGGCTCGCGGCCTCATCACGGGTCGGGAAGCACCCACGAATCTTCATGCCCAGGAGGTCATTCTTCTGTGGCTGGTCGGGGCCGACGAACGAAATGCAGGCAAAGAGTTGGCCGGGGATCGTCAGGTAGTCTGGCTCGAGAGAACCCATTTAAAAGTAAGGGGCTCTTATTTTTTAAGTAAAATGACGCAAGAGATGCGTAAACTGCACAACAAGTGCAAAAGAGATATCATAGGAAACTATGTCTGGCCTGGAGCTCGCGTCCTCGACTGCGGCTGTGGCCGTGGAGGCGATCTTCATAAGTGGAAAATGTTAAAACAGGCTGAAGTCGTAGCAATCGATCCCGATGAAGAATCTCTCAGAGAAGCGAGGGTTCGGGCCCTGGAGAGCCGGAGTCAGGTCCAGATTATCGGTCCTGGAGATATTCGTCACGTAGAAGGGGCTTTTGACATTGTGTGCTACAACTTTTCACTACACTACATAGTTGACTGTTTCGAAGAGTCCCTGGAGGCTATCAGGCGTGTTCTGCCTCCTGGAGGTCTTCTCATAGGTATAGTTCCTGAAAAGGCCAGGGCCGAGATGCTTACAAATGGTCAGCCATGGAGTGACCGCCTCGGCAATACCCTTGAAATCCGAGGAGACCGACTCTGGGTCAACTTGGCCGACGGCCCTTTCTATGCAGATGGCCCGCGTGAAGAGCCTATGCTCGATGGCCCTGAATTTATAGAGAGGCTCGGATTCGAGGTTCTGATGTGGGAGCCCATGATCCCCAGGCCTAATGGTCTCATTTCAGATTTGTACACCAAGTTTTCTTTTCGAAAGGTATAATAGATGAAGGGCGTTGTAGCCATGCTGCTCTTGGGACTCCTTGTGGCGATCCTTGTCCTCAATGATCAGCCCCCACTTTTGGTTCAGATCAAGCAGAGATACGAGAGGCTCCTCTGGACACTCCACACGGACGCCAACCTCGACCCGCGCTGGGAGCCAATAAAGAATCGCGTCATCCTCACGGCCATGAATGGCTGGAACAAGTCCAAGGGGGCAATAGGATTTAACGTCAACAAAGGATACGAAATTTACATATGTATGGATATGGATCCGAGTATTGACCCAGAAACCAGGGTCAATACAGCGATGCATGTACTAATTCACGAGTTGTGTCACTCGTCCGTATCGGAATACGAGCACTCGTCCAACTTTTGGAAAAACTTTAAAGATTTCAAGCAGTACTGCTCAGAGCATGGGCTGTATACTATGGGCGACGTCGGGCCCTACTGCGGGGAGGATATCAGACCCTAGGTTCCTTCAAAATTACGGCTATAAGACATCCATTGTGCCACGCCAGTTGTTCAGGACTTCCCCACGGTGGATGCGTATCATCATCCGTTGTCTTAACTTCACGGCCCCACAATATATTCAAGTTTAACTGTCTAATTGCATCCATTGTACCTTCTCGCACATGGAGCCAATTCCAGTCATCAACAATATAAATAAAAATATCATCTAGGCAATTGTAATAGTGAGAAAGCGCTTTGTAATGATACTCTTTCTCATGATTTCCATCATATAAATATATATTGAACTTTGGAAGTGTCGATACATCCACGTTAAAACAATCGTCTTCTATAAAAATCGCGTTATTTTGACCTTTATATTTATTAAAACTATTCATGAAAGATTCTTTTGCCTTGCCAAATTCTGACCAATTATCAATACAAACAACGTTGGCCCTGTTACCACACATGGCTGCACACGTGGAGGAACCTAGCCATACGCCAATTTCCAGATATCTTGCATTATCCATGCCAAGTAAATTATTGTAAAGGTGCCGAGTGAGTCGGCCAGACATTCCCTCCATTTCTAGAATTTCCGGAACAACTTTGGATTTCTGTGAAAATGCATTATTTAATGAAGTTTCTACATAATGTATATATTTGTCACAAGTCGTCATGAAAATATTTTAGTTTATTTCTTTATAAGAACTTCTGAGCTGCATAGAAAACCAGGGCCGCCACAAGGGCCGTGATGAGCATAGCCGTCATCGAGCCCTCCTCGATATTGGGAAAGAAGGATCCTATGCGCTCCTGGACCTGCTTGGACCCCGCCACGACGGCCGCCAGACCAGCCAGGGCTGCCATGTACTGCTCTGGGGACATATTGAATGGAATCTTACCGTGATGGGCCTGCTGTTGCTGTTGCTGGATAGGTGCGGATGGGGGAGGGACCTGACCCATCACCATATTCTGCATTTGCATCTGCCCGCCAGGGGGAACGATCTCGTCAAGTGACGTAGAGAACTCCGCCATTTGAGATTCTCCAACGTTTTTTTCCGGCGGATTCAGCGGCGTCTCGAGGAGACCTTGGGGAATAACAGACGATATTTCAGTAGAACCATTCGCATCATATGGCTCCATTTATGGTTGTCTTTTAATTTTTTGAACACAGTGGGCCGCGGGGCCTGGGATCCGAGTCCTTAGGACTCGTCTCTAGACCTTCTTTACGACTATAGTATTCGTAGGCTTCCTGGCTAGTCCTCCTGGCTTGGAGCCAGCCAGACCGTGCTTGGGGTTGTAGTGCCGACGGTGAAAGTCCCAAAGGGCCGCCGAACCACAGCGGAAATTCTTCCTAAGAGTTGCTTTATAATAAAAGACGCAGTTTTGAACATCGTTACTCTTAGAGGTGTTGTCCAGGACTAGGCACTCGTAGTTCTCCGTACAGGCATCCATCACCTGACAGAACTGGTCAAATGTTGGGAAAACTCCAAAAAAAGCCTTGTAAAGATTTTCACGATTCTGACGAACGTTGTCTCGAAGAACAAAGACATAGTCCACGTTGGTCCGAATCATAGGAGTCATATCCATGCAGTACTGAGTTGTCATCATGAAGAATATCTTCCAGTGACGGCCATTCATAAAGAGTTGGCGTATACACGAGTCTCTCATAAATGCTCGGTCATACATGCAATCGTCCATAAGAATAAAGACGGGCGAGACCTTGCCGGCGGCTATATTTCTTTTTTGTCTATCTATAATCTTTTCTATAGCCGACTTGTTGTACTCTCCATACACAAAGAGGTCGGGGATGAAGTTGCGGTAGTGACCATTACCCTCCTCGGTGCCTGACATGGCGATGCCCGCTGGCAAGTGCTTCTTGTGCCAGAGGATATCCGTAACGAGACTCGTCTTTCCAGTACCACGCTTACCGATGAAAATACAGACCTTGTCATCCGCCATTGTTCTGGGGTCGAATTTTCTCAATTGAACAGTCATCCTGGGAGTTGCGGACATATTTCGCGGCCCAGGAGACCGCAGCCCCCCGAGCCTCCTTTTTTCCAAGCAAGTTAGTAGAATGAGTGCAGGAGAGGTTCAACTCGCCGCTCTCGGAATGCAAGACGCCTACCTTACAGGCGCCCCACAAGTTACATACTTCAGGGGAGTGTATAGACGGCACACTCCTTTTAGTGTTCAATCGTTCAATATTCCTTTTCAAAATCAACAAATTAATTGGGGAAGCCAGGCCATCTGCCGCATTCCCTTTAAAGGTGACATGATACAGTCCACGACCCTTTCAGTCACTTTACCTCAGATTTTCCCAGCAATCACCCAATTCCAGTGGAATCAGCCCGTTCAGAACATGAATCCCCAGCCCTATCTTTTTATAAATGGAAGCACTACACAGTCAAATACTTCGGCAGGCGTTCAGACTTTTTTCATTGCGCCTCCCCCATCTCCTTCTTGGTTTGGCTCGGACCTGTCGCCATATATTTCATATAGCTCTTCATTGGGGCAATTTAAGTTGGCGGCGTCCGTTACGAGTGTGGCTGTCTACACATCAGATGTGACTACAATAGGTGTATTTTGGGGCCTAGATCCCAATGGATTCTCTAGTACAGGGACTATTAATAACAAACCAGCAACATACTGGAATTTTAATGGCGGAGGACCTACAAACTTTACAGTTCTTCAGTCTGGCTGGAAACCCTACAATGCATCCGCTACTACGAACGCATCCAACTCCCTGTTGTTCGTTGGCCCTAGTAAATCCTCGGGTTCTGCGGTTGCCCAAGGTATTCCCGTTAATCAGCCCAAAACAGACCCACTCGCTCAGTTTACAACTCCTATATACATTAAATTTCAGAATTTTTCAAATGTTATAGGTGTGAGCTCTTTCATCTCATATACGCCCAGAGTGGGAAATCTTCAGTTTAAATATCCAGGAACTTACGCGGTTACTATTACCGCTACTGGCCTTGGCGCTCCTACCCGTATAGGAATTGGTCATATATCCACTGATTCTAGATACGCCATTGGATATGATTACGACTATATTTATACTTATAACGTGCAGTTCTCGGGCCAAAATACAAAGGCTGTATTACCAGTCAATGTAACAGATCCTACTCAATATTATTTTGTAGAATTTGAAGGTGCCACCTTGGGTGCTATTGGTGCCGATATGGAAGTTCTTGTGGAAGATCTGAACGAGTTTTGGACAGTTGGCGCAAATGCTGCAATTATAAATAATACTCTACCCTTTTCAAATCTTGCGAGAAACGGGATCACCCAACAGGTCACAGCAAATACATTGAGTAATACTTTCGCATTTGGAACGACTGGACTTTATAATATTTTTGGAACCCTTTCTGTAAATTCAGCAAACACAATTAGTTCCGTAGCCCTCATTGAGCAACAACTCATAGGGCTCAACAAGTTTGGTCAGGCTAATGTGGTTTCCCAGTGGAACAGTCCCCAGGCATCGAGTCCGAGCGTCAGCTTCACGCTCCCCGTGCAAGTCGTCAGCCCTAGTCAAAATAATTATTCTATAATTGTTTCCACAAATGATACGAATGCCCTTGGTAACGCCATATCAACAACAAGTTTTGGAATAGAATATTTTGGTTCAAATACTTTTCCAAAGATTTCTCAACAAAATGACTTTAGGCAAAACGGCCTCCTCGTAAGGGCGAGTAACACTTACGCGGCAAACTACAAATTAAGTACTTCAAACATAAATCTTTATTCAATTTCCAATACTTATGGGAACTCTTTTCATACATCCGTTACTGGAGGAGGAAACCTAAATTTTAGTAACGTGTCTCAGTACAGGATAGGTGCTTATGTTGAAACGAGTAATGCATATGTATCAAATATTACAGTATGGTCGGGAGCGACTGATGCCATCTTGGCGGCGTCTCTCGTCCCTGCTAACGCGAGTCAGGCTGCCCTCGTAGCATCGAGAATACTGCCCGTGGGTCTACAAGGAGGCTACACTACAGATCTTATAATACCTGTTCCTACATCTGCTGAAGTGGCCAATAATTACCAGATACGAGTCGGTTTTACAGGATCTTACGCTGGTCAAATATACACAAATGTTACAGCAAATACATACTTTACTATAGTCGGCATGACGAGCACGGGTTCTACTATTTCTTATTCTTACGTAGACTCGGTCGGAACTTATCTCGTGCAGAGTGCTGAACTACGGATGGGCGGGCAATCCATCCAGACGCTGACTGGTGAGATGATTGAAATTTATAATGATTTATTTGTTCCTCAAGAAAACCAGCCAGGTCTAACGCTTCTCACGGGGAAAAAAGATTCATCAATTGTGTATAATCCTCGAACATATTACATAAACTTGCCCTTCTTTTTCTACGGGTCTGCCGAGTTGTCCTTGCCCATCTGTGCCTTGCCCCTCCAGGATCTAGAAGTATGGGTAACATTCAATGACTTCCAGAGTTTACTCGTACAGCCTGGAATCCTGCCGACTCCAGCAGCCATCACGACATCAGTAGTCGTAGATTATGCTTACTTATCAGATCCAGAGATTAACTGGTTTATTAGACATCGTCAGGAGTATATAATTAGACAATTGCAGTATTCGGAGTTTCGCCTGAATGCGGGTCTTACTTTCCCTTTGAACTTTCAAGGATCTGTTCGCGAGATCTATTTCATCATCCAGGACGCGGCAGACGGTCCATACGTCTATGATACAGATACTGGAATCGGAGTGTCCATAAACTTCAACGGCGAAGACTACATAGACGCGAGTACAATGGATGATAATTTCATGAGATTTGTAGGGCCCATTGAGAAGTATGCCCGTCAGCCCACACGCAATCTATACGTGATACCCTTGTGCAGGAATCCCCTTAACGCAAGACCCACTGGTTCAGTCAATATGAGCAGAATATATCAAAAGAATATTCAGTTTACATTACCAGAGCTGACATCCCTGGCTACAAAGACCGTTCGGATATTCGCTGTAAACTATAATATTCTCCGTGTTGAAAATGGGCTGTCTGGAATTATGTATCAGTAGTAGTAGATGGCTGGGCGGCAACTTTTGTCCCAACTTGGTCAGGAGGACATTGTCTTGTCGGGTAAACCTGAAATAACCTTTTTCAAGGAGGCTTATCCTGCCCAGGGGCTATACGCGAGCCGAGTCATAGATGTTCCTTTTAAGAATGTTCCTACATTTGGAGATGAGGTGTCTACTGAAATACCACTTAATGGAGACCTCATGACATCCATGTACTTGGCGTTCACTTTCGGAACCAACCTCGGCGTATCCTTCAATGCCCAGGCGGGAATTCTTATGATAGATTACGTTGAACTTTATTCGGGAACAGAACTCATAGAAAGACTATGGGGAGAATATATAGGTATTCTTAACGAGTGCCAGATCCCCACAAGCAAGCAGGCGGCTCTCACAAGCATAATCGGTGGCGGAACTCCCACATCGACTTTTACTCCAGCAAACTGGTCGATGGCGCCTTTCAAATTCACAGTGCCCCTTCCTTTTCAGTGCCTCCGACACGGGCTTCCCCTTGTTCCTGGAATGAATTTCCGCATATCTCTCAATCCACCGTCTTCTTTCTTGTCGGGAACATCTATCCCATCTTTCATTCCATCAATGCAATTTAATTTTTATACAGAATTTGTAGTCCTGAGCGAACCAGAAAAGAACTTTATCAAAAACAGAGGGCCTGTTATATACTTGGGTGAAAGCGTTGAAATCGCGCAGTTTGACGTGACGAACCAGAGCGCCAATGTTCGGTGCGTGACTGACTTTCTTCACCCAGTAAAAGAAATCTTTTTTACAATTCGCAACAGTTCTTCGATTGTACCAGATTACTGGTTTGACTATTCAAATACTGCACAGGGAGGGACGAGCAGTCAGTACTGGTCAAATACATATTCAAACATAAATCAACTCAATTCGATGGGTATATATTTCGAAGGTATCCGCCGCGTGGACCCGTTATGGGCTACCAGCATCTACCTTGGGACGACGCAGTTCATAGACTATCACACCCGAGTACCTACGAAGCCATTTTATATGTACTCCTTTTCACTTGATCCTGAAAATCCAAAACCCGCTGGATCAGTAAACCTTGGAAGAATAAAAAATCAATATTTTGATTTCTTTTTACAACCAATGCCCTCGTGGAGAAGCCCATCAGACCGGATCCTGACTATATGGGCCAGACACTATACTTTTCTGGAAATTAATGGATTCAAGACTATCAAAAACTTATTTGACGGAAAGGGGGACAATGGATATCTTGTTTACTTGCCCTGAGTTGCGCTAAAATATAACTTTAGAAAAGGACTGAAATAGTAGATGGCGCAACGAAGTTGCGACGGGACGGAGTCCCTGGAGCCGTTTGACCCAGGCGGGGACTCATTTTGTGTATTCTACGCCGTCATCAGGGATCCCCGCCCATTTGAAAAAACAAAATTTAGTATTTTTCAATTGAGTGACTCTGATGACGATGACGATTTATTCAAAAAGTTTTCAACTATTCAGCCCGACGAGTCAGACTACGACTCTGAGTGAAAATTTCTTGACTCATAGTAACAATGCTCCATCCAAGCGTCGCCATCGTTGGGACTCTGCTCAATATCATGGCCCTCAGTTGGATCCTTAACCTCGAGCGAACAGGTTGCCCGTGTGCTAACGATTGGCGGCGCAAGGTCCTGAAGTACTGGTACTTCCTGACTCTGCTCTGGCCCCTTGTTGTATTTATTCTCAAGCCACCTATGTTCCTGACCAAGATTCTGGGTCTCTTTGGCCTGGTGGCTTTCTTCGCACTGGCCAGTTCGCTCTGGACCATTCAGCGCCAGAAGTGCGGCTGTGCCCAGGACTGGCGTGAGCGCGTCCTGCTCGTCACGACGTCCCTGTCCGTCATTGGCCTGGGAATGGCAGCATTTAAATAATTTCTCAACCTACAGTAAATGGCCAGTGCCGTTGCAGTCGAGGTCGAGTCTTTTGCTCTCAACGCCATAGTAGGTTCTCTTGCCCTGACCGCCTCCCTCAGCTGGCTCGACTTTGTCCGAGCCATCGTGGCAATGATCGTCCAGGTTCCCAAGGATACCACCCAGTTCTTCTTGATCACTGCCCTACTGACAACACTCCTATCGGTGGTAGTCTATATGCTCATTAAGACTATGGCTCGCAATGTTGTCATCAACAAGCCAGGCCAGGTCTACGCAGTCACTCGCTAAGTCCGTCGGACTTAGACGCCTACAGGCCCAAATTCGCCTACTGGATTTGGCACGATAAATCTCTTATATACTACATATCCTAAAATCCCAAGAAGGGCCAGCAAGACAACCGTCCACCTTCCGAAGCGCGTCTTCTGCGGAGGAGGGGGCGGATCAGCCTTGTTTTCCACATCCTCAATAAATCGTTTAATCTCAAGCTCCGCAACACGGCGCTCGAGTTCATTCTCTTCCTCGGTCGGTTCCATGACCTTGGCCCGCACGTGTAGACGCAAAATGAAAGAGTTTTGCTCAAGACCATTGAATATAAGGGGTTGGCCATGGATGTCAACCCATCTGACAGTTAGTCGCTGTAGGGAGTTGATCGGTTCAGGGTAAAAAACAGAAATTCTGTAATCTTTATTTTCATGAAAGTTCTTGATAAATCCAGAGTTGACGTCAAGTGTTATCGGAGCAAAGGCTCGGCTCGGACCATCTCCAGCAGTGAGTTGGGTCGTGTATTTGGTCGCACCGGACTGCATTTGCACGTACTGAAGCCCTCCCGTAAAGATGTGCCGCGGCGTCTTGAGCTCATCGATATCCAGGAAAATCTGTTCTCCGACAGAGGCATTCACAACCACATTAGAGGTCAAGATGTACTGGTTGGCGTAAGTCGGCCATGTTGAGCCAGAAGCGGCGACTTGCGTGGCGGCTATGGCCGTTGTGGTAATGGGTATGCCGACGATGTTCGAGAGCTCATTCGAATTAATCTGAATTCCAAAGGCGCTGGCTGAACTAAAGATGAATTTTCCTTCAAAAGTGAGGTATGTACAGGTGACGAGTCCTGTGTTGGTCAGAGCCGTAGCCATGTCATAGACTCCGTAGAAGCCAGGGTTGAGGCTGACTGTAGTGCCCCCTATGATCAGGCAACTCACTCCATTCGTTAGGTTATACATCGAGTTAGGAACCCGGGCGCTAACTAGATCCACACGTTCTATATTCTTCACGGGACTCGACAAAAAGATGGTGTACGAGTTCCCTGAAGGATAGAGAGTCATATCTCTGCTCTGTGAGCTGCCATAAAGGAGAATCTCTTTGGCGGCCATTTCTATTAAAAGGCGAAGAACTTAATTAGCTTGTGCGAGCAAGGCGGCTGAACGGCTCACCGAGGGATCCACAACTGCGGCTGGTATACTTGCCCGGACAATGGACTCGAGTACAGCGAGCCGCGTCTCTAGCAGATCTATATCATTCTGGGCCGTCTCTAGTAGGCTCTCGAGATCAGTGTTCTTTGCGGATAGTTCTTGAATTGATTTGACGAGTACAGACGTCAATTTTGAATAGTCCAGTGAAAGCGTGCCATCCGAGTTTGTTCCTATGACTTCAGGGATGTGATTCTGAACATCTTGGGCCAAGAAACCAATCTCTTTCTGAGTTCCGAATCTTTCTGTATCTATCCAGTTGAAAGATACTGGAACGAGTTCGGACACAACTTCTAGACCGTAAGTGAGCGAGTTGACATTCGTTTTCAATGTGCGATCGGATGCTGTATTTGTTAGAAGGCCATTTGCATCAGAGTAAACAGCGCGATTTCCTGAACCAGCTAGTGAGGCTATTGTTACTCCGGTGCTCCTCACATCCAGACGCTGGACTCCACCGGTATATAACCCCATACCAACTCCTGTTGCCGTGTCCAAATATACATAGTTCCCGTTGGTTCCTGATATTATTAAGCTGGATCCTGCCGTACCTGACCCTGCCGAATAAAACCGAGCGATCCCGACGACATCGAGTGGGTAACCAGGAGCCACAGTCCCGATGCCTACGTTTCCGCCATATTCACCAAATATTACATTTTTTTTATTTGCGCCGGTATTTGATACATTATCAGATACATCAAACCCAAGATAATCGCTTTTCATATACATAGCAGCAGTAGAACCGGCCGAACCACTAGGTGAGTTCTGTAATTGAAAATAGGCCGTGTAAGTTGACGTATGACCTCCTGTGTTGTATATGGCAAGTGGCGCTCCTGGAATCGTCGTCCCGATGCCTACACCATTTTGTCTTATATTGACTGCAGAAGCAGTAGACCCGGCCAAGGCAATCTGAAAAACATTCGTCGTATCTGAACCCTTATTAAGAAAATTTATTTGACCGGATTGATAATTTGAATTAGCAACTCCAAACCATGAATAAACCCCAGAACCCGAAGCGGTAAATGGACTAGCAACAGAAAATGCAACGGAACTAGCGCTAGTAGAATTATAAATCTGTAAAGTTGTCGCAGGATTAGTCGTCCCGATGCCTACGTTTCCGGAATTTGTTAAATAAAGGATATCTTGTTGAGTTCCTCCATTGAGTGTGGAAAACATCAAGCCCGAGCCAACTCCTTGTGAAAGGTATCCGCTGATTATTCCGCCGTATCCTGAGCCCTTTTCTATACGAACTGCCGTGTTTGACGTGCCAGTCGCAAAGGCCCCCGAAAAAATTCTCAGACCTGTGTCGGTTGAATTCACAGACCCGGTGTCTGTTTGAACTTCAAGAGGATATGAAGGGTTTGTCGTCCCAATGCCGACGCTTCCAATTCCCACCAGATTCTGGGAGTTGTAAAAAGTCGTTGAGGACATTCTCTATTAAGTTCAAAGAACTTAATTCCATGAACTAGTACTTATTAAAGTAAGGGCTGAGACAGAATGCTGGGTCGACTGGGACCATCGTGCTTATAACCCCAACATTTGAATTTACAAATGGGACGCATACTACCCGACCATCTGGGAGCAAAGTCCCTCCAACGTATTTTGTATTAGTCGCATTCGCATCCCCGAATGTTGAGAAGGTTGCGGCTACTGGATCGAACATCCCAAAGTACGAAGAAGAATGGGCCATCATGACGACGTTCCCAGATGGTAACAAAACGCCTCCAAAAAAGGCGGGCGTCGCCTGACCATGAGCCGTCGTAGTGACTATCGCGGGCGTCGCTGGATTGAAAACAATTATATTTACTGAATTTGCCGGAATAAGAACCACATTCCCGTTCGGAAGAAGAACGCCGCTTGCAAATGCCGAACTAGCCTGACCATGAGCCGTCGTAGTGACTATCGCGGGCGTTGCTGGATTGTACACGGCTACAGTACTTGCTGTCCAGGGCACTAAAACTATATTCCCAGAGGGCAATAACACTGTTCCAGCATAGCCCGTCGCCGAAACTCCTGATGATGCGTAAGTGAGAGCAACTGGATCAACGGTACCTACTACAGACGCACCATTCGGTGCCATAATAATCTTTCCCGTCGCTGAATAGCACCCTCCAAAGAATCCAGTGGCGGCCCCGGTCACGGCCGAATATGTACTTGTCTGAGGATTGAAACATCCGACCACAGATGCTCCTTGGGGAATAAAGAAGACGTTGCCATTTGGCGCCAATACGCCACCCGCATAGGATCCAGAAATAGCAGTACCCGTCGGTGTAACCCGTGAAGCAAGACCAGTCACTGGATTGAAGAACCCGACAGTTGTTCCGCTGTATGGAACCATGACAACACGGCCATCTGGAAGAAACACGCCCCCCTGACTCTGTCCTCCAGTGTAGGCAACGTTCCCAAAAGAAGGCGTCTGACTCGTGGCCCACCAGCTCCGAGTCGGCTGTGAAGAGGCGTTACACGTGGCGGAAATCCAGGCCTGAATTGCTGGTCCGTTTGCGGCTGAGGGCGTGAGGTACAATCCGCGTTTGAATATGTCCTCGCCATAGTAAATTGTTTGTGAAGAAATATTTGTAGAGTACAAGTTTCCACTTACGTAAACATTTCCCTGAACATAGAGGTTTGTTGTTCCTGGGGAGGCACCTATTCCCACGGTTGAAAATAGGAAACTATTAGTATTTATAGTTATGGCATTTATCGTGGTTGCGAAAATGTTGTTCACGGTCAATGCGTTACTGACATAGACATTTCCCTGAACGTAAAGATTCGCTCCTTGGGCACTGCCCGTGCCTATACCAACGTTACTTGTGAATATCAGACTGTAAGTATTTATTGTTCCCACAGTTAGAGTAGTTGCGAAGATGTTCGTGGTACTCAGTGAATTACTTACAACCACATTGCCCTGGACATACAAGTTGGCAAGACCTGGAGCAGCCCCTATTCCGAGGTTACTGGAAAGCACAAGGGCTGATGTGTTTATTGTGGCAGCGTTAAGAGTTCCTGTTACAAAGAGATTTGTTGTGCTCAGTGCGTTACTCACAAACGCATTGCCTTGGACATACAAGTTGGCAAGGCCTGGAGCAGCCCCTATTCCCAGGTTACTACTCAGAACAAGAGAAACTGTGTTCACTGTGTAAGTGTTCAAAGTTCCAGTAACAAAAAGATTCGTTGTACTGAGCGCATTACTCACAATTGCGTTACCTTGGACGTAAAGGTTTGCTAGACCAGGGGCCGTTCCTATTCCGATATTACTTGTGACTACTAGAGAGACTGTAGTTATAGTCGCCGCATTAAGAGTTCCTGTTACAAAGAGGTTTGTGGTACTCAGTGCGTTACTCACGAATACGTTCCCCTGGACATACAGATTCGCGAGATTCGGAGGAGCCCCTACGCCTATGTTGCTCGAGGCAAAAAAACTAACAGTGTTAATTGTTGTTACATTAAGAGAACCAGTGACAAAGACATTCGTTGTAGTCAGGGCGTTACTTATGTAAACATTTCCTTGGACATATAAGTTGGCCCCTTGAACACTGGCCGTCCCTATACCGATGTTGCTTGTGGCCACAAGACTCAGTGTATTCACGGCCAAAGTATTAATACTTGTTGAAAATATGTTGGTTGCCGTCAAGTTACTCGAAACAAAGACGTTTCCCTGAACCCACAAAGGAAAACCCTGCGGGTTATTTGTATTTATTCCAACATACCCTATGGGGCCATAGATGCTTGTGAGATTAGCCGTTGTGACGTTCACGCTTGTAGCATACACGTTGGTCACGGTCAAGGAGTTGCTTATCAAGACGTTTCCAAGAACATAGAGGTTGGCGAGACTAGGGGCCGTTCCTATTCCAATATTACTTGTGACTACTAGAGAGACTGTATTTATAGTCGTAGTATTTAAAGTAGTCGCAAAGATGTTTGTGGCTGTCAAGGAGTTGCTCACGAAAACGTTCCCCTGTACATAGAGGTTTGTTGTTCCCGCACTGGATGTTCCAATTCCGACATTACTTGAGGCAAATAGTGAAAGAGTATTAAGAGTCGTCACATTCAGAGTAGTTGCGAAGATGTTTGTGGCTGTAACTGCGTTAGAAGCATAAATATTTCCCGCAACATAAAGTGTCGTGGTTCCAGGGTTGGTCGTTCCAATACCTATAAAACCAAATTGCCCGAATATACTTGCGGTATTGAGAGTTGTTACATTTAGAGTCTGGGCAAAGACGTTGGTCGTCTGAAGAGCGTTGCTGATGAAGACATTGCCCTGGACGTAAAGATTTGTATTTCCCGGATTGGAGCCAATACCTATATTGGTAGTTACATAGAGAGACACAACGTTTAAAAAGCCCACATTGGCGGTTGTGGCGTATATATTCGTTGTGGTCAAGGCATTTGAAGCATATATATTACCTTGGACATATAGAGTCGTCTGTGATGGGCTGGCCGTTCCTATACCCAAGAATCCACTCTGGGTAAATAGACTTGTAAGGTTAATTGTTGTTGTGTTTATTGACGTCGCAAAGATATTTGTTGTGGTCAGGGCATTGCTCACGAAAGCATTCCCCTGCACATATAAATTTGCAAGAGTAGGGACCGTTCCTATACCCACGTTCCCAGAGGCTACCACGGTCGCCGTATTAACAGTAGTTAAGTTGGCCAGGGTCGCAGTCACGTTCGGAGCATTCACAAACCCTCCTACGTAAAGATTCCCAAGAACCGTCAGATTACTGGCGAATATATTGGTAGTGGTCAGGGCATTAGTCACAATGGCATTTCCAGAGACATAGAGGTTGGCCAGACCTGGGAATACTCCTATTCCAATATTTGAAGAAACAATAAGCGTACTTGTGTTTATTGAATAAGTGTTTATAGATACGGCAAAGATATTAGGAGTGCTCAGGGCATTGCTTGCGAACACGTTCCCTTGAACATACAAGTTTGCTCCTTGGGGGTTGGTTGTACCGATACCCAAAGAACCAGATGAATTTACTATAAAAAGAGCATTTACAGTTGTGGCATTTATCGTGATCGCGTAGAGATTGGTCGTTTGGATGGCGTTACTCACAAAGAGGTTTCCCTGAACAAACAAGGCGGCCTGTCCTGAATTTGTGGTGCCTACTCCCACGGAACCCAGGGTTCCATATATGCTGGTCACATTGGCTGTTGTGCCTGTCAAGGTGGCCGCGAAGACCTGACTAAAAGGACTTGCTGCAGTTCCTATACTCAAAGGAGCAGTGCCTCCCACCAACACGTTTGTAAATGACGTGAAGGCGCCGAGAACTGTTAAATTGTTATAAACTGTCATATTTCCAGTCGTCGTCACGTCGCCGAAATTGGTAATCAGTACCATCTAATAGATGTCTAGAATTTATTAAGATATGGTGAAAGGCAGAATTCTCTTGATACTGGGGTCATGGTATTAAACACGCCTAGATTAGATGTTCCAGGACAAAAGATGACCTGGCCGCTGGGAACAAGGGTCGCGCCTGAAAACCCCAAACCCGCCGCAGAAGAATTAGAGTAGGTCATAGCAGAGGGATCAAACATACCCACATTTGAAGAACCCACGTTTGCCGTCGATGTGAGGGATGGCGAGAAGATGATGTTGCCTGATGGCGTCAAGCAGCCGCCTCCAAAGAATGTGACGCAGTTGGCGTTAGACAGTGGGACCTGAATGTTTGAAGATGTAAAGTTGCTCGGATTTATGACTATGATATTTGAGTTTTGAGGGACCCCTATGACATTGCCGTTCGGGGCCAATACAAGGCCGTTAAATCCGGCCGTACCCACATATAGGTTCGAGCCTGTTCGGGTTGATGGATTGTACTGGATCACGTTAGAAGAACCAGGAGAGGCGGCGATGATATTTCCAGTAGGCAAAAGAAGCGATCCGGACTGTATGGCCGAACGCAAACCAGAAGTTATGGCTGAACCAGCGGTTGTGAAGGTTGGAGCGTTCACCCCCACCGTACAAAAAACGCCGAGTTGAGGGGACCAGGCCAAATCGTTCAAACTTATAGTGCTCGCTGGCAAGTTGACATATCCCGTCCAGTTCACTCCATCTGGGCTAAGGGCAGAACACGCCGAACCAGAAAAACCCACATTATTTACAACTGCGCAAAACATTCCAAGTTGAGGAGACCACGACACCGCCTGCCACTGCTGTCGAGCCAAGTTTACGCTTGTAGTAGACCATGTTACGCCATCGCGACTAGTAGCAGACTTGTTTCCTACACTCAAATTTGGCGCCACATAGCACACAGCACAGAAAAGCCCGAGTTGAGGAGACCAAGCGACCGAGTCCCAGTGGTCCTGCGGAAGACTCGTGCTCGTTGTCCACGTGAGGCCATCGCGGCTCGTTGCTGTCGTTGGATAAGAATTATTACTCACGACGCAGAATATACCAAGTTGAGGAGACCACGCTATACCTTCCCAGTTATTGGTTGCCAGAGAACCCAGGGTCCAATTGAGGCCGTCTCGACTCGTCGCCGCCCCTCCGGGAGTTTGAGAATTTGTACTTGCTGCACAAAAAAGAGACAATTGAGGCGACCAGGTTGTAACTGATGGAGCATATTGAGAAAATACAGTAGACTGTGCGGAACCCAGGGTCCACGTGAGACCATCGCGGCTCGTGGCCGTACTCGTCGTCTGCCAGACACGCATACAAAAGACGCCGAGCGCAGGAGACCACTCAACATTAATAGCTGCGTAGACCGTGGATGTGCCAACTTTCCAATTGATACCATCGGGGCTTATGGCCGAAGGCGCATTTGTAGATACTGCACAAAATATCCCGAGCTGAGGAGACCATGCGATTCCTACCAAGTTGGAAGTCTGGGGGAGAAGGGATGAAAATGATGACCAAGGATTGGCCGGAGGCGTTGCAGAATTCAAGGCGTAACAGTTCGTCTGGTTCCCGGTTGTGTAGTTGTAGTGAACTATATTCGATGGAGTACCCATCGGAGTGAATATAACGTTCCCAGATGGGTCGAGAGATCCCGAGTAAGACCCCCCTGGAAGTGAGGCGGCATTTGAAAAGGTGGAAGTTAGTGGGTTGTACATACCTACATTTGAAACTTGTGGACAGAATATAACATTTCCCGTAGGCAGAAGAACTCCGTATGAGAAGTTACCGCTTGTCATACCTGTAACAGGTGCTGTTGAAAAGAACTGAGTTGTGGGTTGGTAAAATCCAGCTACTTGCGCGTAATATGGGACAAAGAGAACTCGGCCATCTGGCAGAAGGACGCTACCCTGATATCCTTTTGAGATAGTAGTTGCGTTTGAAAAATTTGGTTTTTGTGAAGTCGGCCAGAAGGAGCGCTGCGGCTGACTCGAGGCATTACATGTTCCAGATATCCATGCTTGAATCACAGGGCCATTGATGGAGTTCGGAACTAGGTGAGGAGAACGCAGAGTCAGATCTTCAACTGTATAAATTAGATTTGTCGTTGTTATATTTGAACCACCTACAGTCCCCGTTACGAAGACATTCCCCTGTACATACAAATTGGTAGTGCCAGCACTTGTTGTCCCTATGGCAAGATTGCTATTGAAAATAACACTAAAAGTATTTAGCGAGTTCACATTGAGAGTTCCTGAAACATATACATTGTTGATAGTCAGGGCGTTCGATATGTAGATGTTACCTTGAACAAAGAGATTGGCTCCCTGCGCACTCGCAGTGCCGACTCCTAGATTGCCCGTGACTACGAGGGTCGTTGTATTTATCGTGGCCGCATTGAGAGTTCCCGTCGCGTAGACATTTGTAACCGTTAGTGCATTGGAAATGAACGCGTTTCCTTGTATGTACAGGGTTGCACCTTGAGGACTGGAACCGACCGATGCATTTGAAAGGAAGATTTGACCCGCCGTATTTATAGTGGCTGCCGTTAGAGTTCCTGAAACAAAGATATTCGTAGTCGTCAGGGCATTAGACACGTAAGCGTTCCCTTGAACTCCCAAAGCGGCCCCCGTGGAACCCACCTTATTTGTGTAAAAATAAGCAGTATTAATTGAATTTATATTTGAAGTTCCCGTGACAAAGACGTTGGTTGTAGAGAGGGCGTTGGATACTATAGCGTTTCCTAGGATGTTAAGGGTACTGCTCACCGGGGTCCAGGCTGTCGCCGGGCTTGACAAATCCCAACTCGCGTAATATAAGAATGAACCCGTGTCCGCAGATGAAGCCGTAAGGACAATAAGAATATAACTACTATAACTTGAAGGAGAAGAAATAATTTTAGTATATACAAACCCCCCGGCCGTCCACTGCGCTGTTGATTGTGAATCAGTATCAACAAAAGTCCATGTGGCCCCTCCATTATTTGACCCGCCTATAACCCATGACCCAGGGAGGTTCGTCGTATACGTCTTCATTCTGTAAGATAGAGCCGTCCGAGAATCTGGATATGTTATTGATAAAGTCTCTCCACCATATGAAACACCTGAAACAGTTGTTGTATTGGTTCCATTGTACCCACCTGCATAATTCGAGGGAGTGTAAGTATATGACGTATCATCACGATCAAACGCACGCCATCGTCCACCGATAAAAGTCCCACCCGTGCTATATCCAGATGGAGTAGTGTCGGATGTCATCACTGGCGTCAGATATTGGATAGGGACAGCCGCGATCACAGCGCTCGCCGTATTAATCGTCTGGCTATAAACTGAATTACTAAATATATTAGTCGTAGAGAGGGCGTTAGACACAAAGACGTTCCCTTGGATGTAAAGGTTGGCCGCAGTTCCACCGATGGCCCCAGGTATGAAAAAACTTGGACTATTTATTTTTAAAGTATTTGCCGTGGTCGCAAAGAGATTAGTCGTAGAGAGAGCGTTAGACACAAAGGCATTTCCTATAACGTAAAGGTTTGCCAAAGTTCCGCCGATGGCACCAGGTATGAGAGTCTGGGTCATGTTGATAACGGAAGTATTGATGATTCCAGAAAATAGGGCCACCGTTGTGAGGTCTCCACTGATATACAAGTTTCCAACTATGAAGAGATTTGCGGTCGGTGTGGTTGCTGTTCCGACGCCAACCGGCCCGTAGATGCTCAGCACGTTGAGACTTGTGGTGTTCAGGGTCGTTGCGTACACATTCGTCGCCGTGAGGGAGTTACTCACGTAGACATTTCCAGATACGAATAGATTGGCCCGAGTTCCTCCTATGTTGACCGGGACTATAAGAGTTGGTGCATTTATGGTATAGGTGTTCGTAGTTGTTACATAGATATTAGTAGTCGTGAGCGCGTTGGAAACGAAAGCGTTGCCCGGCAGAGTCACTGTGGCCCCACCCGTGCCCAAGTTGAGAAGACCAGTAGTGCTCGTGATGAAAGTAGTCAAGGCATTTGCGTTTGATGCGTAAATATTCACGGCTGTCAGATTGCTCGTCACGTATGCATTTCCTTGAAAATACAGACTTGTTCCCGTCGGGTTTGTGGTCCCTATTCCGAGTGGCGAGGCGATGCTCGAGACATTCAGGGTCGTGCTGTTGGCTACAGTGGCTATGACGTTTGTGGTAGTCAGGGAGTTGCTCACGTAGACATTTCCAGGTATGGCGGGCGACGCCGAAGGCAAATATTGAGTTATTGAAATTATAACGATCCCGGAACCTCCTGCTGCTCCAGGGTACAAGCCGCCATTATTATTGCCACCTC